GGTCAACAGGAGTAACAATCAAAAAATCAAAATGGAACGGCACTTTCCTCGGTTCCGTTAGCGAATTAACAAAATAAGGGTATGGTGAAAACTAATGAGTAATGAACTATTAGCAAAAGCAGCAGAAGCAGGCACAACACTAACAGGTGGAATGACTGGCGCTGCGGACCCTACCAACGGAATTCACGTAGGTTCCGAGGGTAAGGGAGGCTTGCTCAATCCTGAGCAATCCGCAAGATTCCTCGATTACATGTTCGATGCAACAGTAATTGGTAAGGTAGCACGTACAGTTCGAATGAGAGCTGACACTACAGAGATTGATCGTATTGGCGTCGGTGAGAAGCTTATGAAGCTTGCAGCTGAAGCAGAGAACACTGGCTCAAATGCAGCTGTACAGTTCTCAAAGATTTCTCTCACAACAAAGAAGCTTCGTCTAGATTGGGAGCTTTCAACTGAGTCTCTAGAAGATAACATTGAAGGTGCAGATCTAGAAGATCACATTGCAAGACTTATGGCAACACAGGCTGGTAACGACCTTGAGGACGTAGTTCTTAACGGTAACACAGCTCTAACTGGAGATGCACTTTACAAGTCATTCGACGGTGTTGTTAAGATTGCAAAGACAAATGGTCGTGTAGTAGCTGGAGCGGGTGCAGCAATTTCCCGTGACATCTTCAACAAGGCCCTTAAGGCAATGCCACGTAAGTACAAGCAGCGTCGTCCAGACCTACGCTTCCTTGCAGGCTCAAACCTTATACAAGATTACTTGTATTCAACTTCACAGAACATCCAGAACGTTAACCCACAGGATATTGCTTCAAGCATCATCCGTGGAGACCAGGGTGGTCTAGGTGGTCCAGCAGGATATGTTGCACCATTTGCATTTGGTATTCCAATTGTTGAAGTTCCACTACTTAAGGAAACTCAGGTAGGATCATATGCAACACCAACAGGAGAGCACGGAGACGTCCACTTGACATTCCCAAATAACGTTGTTATTGGTATCAAGCGTGATGTAACTGTTTACCGCTTCTTCTGGCCAAAGAAGGACTCAATCGAATATACAATGTATACTCGCGTGGGTACCCAAATTGAGCAGGCAGACGCATGGGTAGTCGTTAAAGACGTTAAGGTTGCTTCTTAATTTAAGAAATAACTTGCTGGAAAGGCCCCTAATTAATTTTAGGGGCTTTTCATTTTAATTTTATAGTGCTATAATTTGTATACATACCAAAGGAGTATATATATGTCATTTGACACACTTAAGGTCAAGGAACTAAAAACATTAGCAGCGGACTTCGCAGTTGACGTGGACGGCCTAAAAAACAAAGCAGATATTATCGCATCACTTGCAGAAGAAGGAGTAACTTGGTCAGTTTACCAAGGAACACTTAAGAACATAGAAAATGCAAAAGAAGACTCAGATGAAATTCTTCCTAGACTGGATCCAAATCAAAAACTTGATGAAGATATGGTTCTTGTAAAGATGGATCGACCAAACTATAGATATGATGCGCTAGGGTTTACATTTACAATAGAGCACCCATTTGTAGCAATGAAGCCCGATGTGGCTCAAGAAATTTTTGATAAGGAGGAAGGGTTTAGATTGGCTACACCTAGAGAAGTACAGGAGTATTACAACTAAGCCTAACAAATGGCAGAGATATACCAGAATACAAGCACGGCAGCCACAACAAAGCTTTACGTAAAAGGTGAAGCAGTTACGCCTACCGCATCAGTAATCGTAAAATTTTATGATATAACTGGTGATCCAGTTGTCTCTCCACAAATTAGTCCTTCAACAATTATTGCTACTGTTACAGCAGAAGCAAGTGAAGTAGATCAGGGCTCATATAGCGTATACCTTCCAATACAGCATACAACAAGAAACAGAAAGTTTAAATTAATATGGGATTGGCAATACGACTCCGTATCCTATTCAAATACAACCTACCTTGATGTTATTACTCCGTATGTCGATATACAAGAAGCAGCACAAGAAATGGGACTTGGTTCAGATGCAAATGATCCAAATCATAAAACACATCAGGAATTAAAGCTAGCAGAAAGATACGCAAGAAACATAATTGAAGGGCATACAGGGCAAAAGTTTTATTTGCATGATGATAGATTCTTTACAATAGGAAGTGATTCAGATACACTTTCAATGCCTAAAAAAATAAATAGGCTACATACCCTATATGCCAATGATGAATTGCTTATAGACAATATCAATAGCATTAACAACTTAGGCATAGTTGTTGAAAATACAGTAAGTGGATTTGGAATAAGAGCCAATCATTTTTCTGGCGTTAATGACGATGTATATATTGCAAATGGAATGGTACCGCCTTCAATAAATGACTCTTCCCCAAATATTTTTAGAAGATCAAAGTCGTATAAAGTTTATGCAAGATTCGGCTGGGATTATATTCCAAATGAAGTTAGAGACGCAGCAGTTGAGCTAATGAAGATGTACTTTGCAAAAGACCGTGTATGGAGAGATAGATACGTTAAAAAGATCTCCACAACAGACTGGGACTTTGAGTATTCTTCTGAAGCTTTTAGCGGAACAGGATCTTCTTACGCAGATAAACTTTTAGCAGACTATGTTATAACACAAATGGTACTGGTGTAATGTTTGACGTGGTTGATGGTTTAATGACCATGAAAATGGATGTCTACCGTCAATCAGAACGGCAGGATCCAAACACTGGTGCAATGGTTAGAGAGTTTTCTTATATTAAAACATTAGATTGTTATGCTCGTGGAATTATTACGCAGGGCGGGGCTAAAGGAAATGACAAGCAAAAATTTTCTAACAAATATTCTAATGATCAGTCTATAGAAGTTAGAACATCTGAAAGACTTACTGCTAGAGATAAAGTTAAGAATATTAGAGATGTCAATGGGAAACCAATATGGTATGAATTAAATTACCCAAATGATACAGATACTGTATTTGATGTTATGGGAACAACCCCAATAGCAGATCCTTTTGGAAATGTTGTTGGATACAATTCTTCATTGGAAAGAGCGGAGAATCAACAAATTGGCATCTGAAATTTTAGCAATTAAAGCAGCAAGCGGATTAGTTAATTTAATGTCTAATAAGCCAGTAAGTGGTGCAATAAAAGACAGCACAGTTGCTCAGATATCTGCAGCTTTATTTTATAAAACAAATGTTATGGCTAAGCTTGCTGCTAACCCACAGTTTCAATCAGCATTTAGAAGTGTCATATTTGATCAGGTTCAGATCGACTTTGCAGACTATATAGACGCAAAAGCAAGAACATCTCCAAAATCTTTTCACCATGTTTACGAATGGGGAAGAGTAGGAGATAGCGAGGCAAGACTATTTAAATTAAATAAGCTTCCTGCAGATGGATTATCATTAAAAATTAATTACGAACTAACTGACTCAAAGTCTTTTGTACCATCTGAAAACTCTAACAATAAACACGTCTTTGTAAAAAAAGCTTCTGTTATGGAAGAGGGAAAGACTGTAGTCATAAGGCCAAGATTTTCTGAAAGGCTGGTATTTGATGTAGACGGATACACAATATTTATGCCAAAAGGCGAATCCGTTACTGTTAGAAAACCAGGAGGTGCGGCAACCAAAAACGCCTTCTTTGCACAGTATAGATATTTCTTTACTGGACAGCTAGTCAATATGTCTATAAAAAAATCGGGATTCCAGAGATTATTTAATTCATCATTGTCTAGAGCGCTGGGTGTACCAGCACAAGTTAAATCAGTTAAATATAGTTTCTCACCAAATCAATTGGCAAGTGAAGCTGAGGCTGCAACATCATCAGCATTTGCGAGGTTATCACATGGCTAATTATAAATTAGATGCAATGTTTGAAATAAGAAAGTTCCTTTGGAACAGGCTTACATGGTTAGGCATATTCAACGAGGAAGAATATTATTCAGATAATCTAAATGAGACTCTTGTGCCAATTGTTCCAGTCCAGCAACAACCAGAGATGAATCAGTTTTTAAGCGGTAAGAAGCATATAGTCTACGACAAGATAGGAATGTCTTATGAGAATAACTGGATGATATGCTGCGAGCAAATACTGCTAACACTATATTCTCCAGAACTTATCGATATTGTTGAAATAAGAAACTTCCTAACAGATGAATTCAGAAGAATGGATGAATCTGCCAGAGATGTGAATAAATGGGCGGGGTTATCAGATAAATTCAAATTCCATAGTATCCATATAGCAGACATATCATCTACAGCTCCATCAGAAGAAATCCAAGGATTCTATGCAGCAGATGTCATATTAGAGGTCAAATATTCAAGGATAACAAATGGCCAGGGCAGGTTTGCCTAATTTGCCTTTTATAATATAGTAGAGTAAAATTAGAACAGAGGAAAGGGCCTAGCCAGCCAAAATATATATATTAATTTCATATGAAATCAGGAGGCAATACAATTATGGCAACATATCAAAATACAGGAGACGCCCGCAACATTCTTGTTGGAGCATCACCACTATTTTTGTCAGTAGAAGATTCAACCGTAAATGGTTATGATAATAGCATGGAAGCAGGGGCAACCCCAGAAAATGCTTTCGTTGCAGATAAAAACCGTTACGTACCAGCATTCTTAGCAGGAGAGTCTTACACAGATACATTAAATAAGGTATCTGTAGACACAGCTACTACACAAGCAACAGCTCCGTTTACAGCATCTAACCCAAAAAAGGGTGGAGCATATCGTAACGTAGGTTACACAAATAACGGTCTTCAGATCAGCTACCAGCCAACATTCGATTCAGTAACTGTTGATCAGTTGCTCGATACAGCTAAGCTTTTCAAGTCTGCTATGCAGGTTCAAATTTCAACAGAAATGGCAGAAGGTACTCTAGAAAATATCCTAGCAGTATTTGGACAAAAGGGATCAACGCTAGTAAAGGGTTCTGACGTTGACGTACTAGGCTTGGAAGCAGGCGCACTAGGTGCAGCTCCAACAGAGCGTCAACTAATTGCAATTGGACAAGCTCCAACAAGAGATGATTCAGGCGCTAATATAACAACAGAGCGTGTATACTATGCACGTCGTGTTTTGTCTGTTGAGCAGTCACAGTTCTCTTTGGCTCGTACAGCAGCAACAACATTCCCAGTGACATTCCGTCTTCTCCCATCAGGTGAAGCAAGCCACATTGGTTCAGAGTACGGTAAAATTATTGACCGTGTTCTATCAGCTTAATTATATTAATAATTAATATCAAAGCCCCCAAGAAATTGGGGGCTTTGCTGTTGTACCCTTATAATGATTATGCTATAATAATTTAGACGATCCTTAAGGAGGATACAATGGCAACAACAGTATATGACGTAGAAGAGATTGAACTACAAAGCGGAGCTAAAGTAAAGCTCAAGCCATTATCAATCAAGCAACTACGAAAGTTTATGGAAGTAATTAAAAAAGTTCAAGACGCAGAAGACGAAGCTGCAACACTTGGTATTTTGGTAGAAGCATGCGGAGTTGCAATAGAAACTCAGCTACCAGATCTAGTTGCAGACCTAGACAAGCTAGAAGAAGCATTAGACGTTCCAACAATTAACCGCATCCTTGAAGTTTGCGGAGGAATTAAGATGGACGACCCAAACCTGATAGCGGCAGCAGTACTGGCTGGTCAGAACTAGATTTAGCCGCTTTAGAAGGCCAAGTTTTTCTTCTGGGACACTGGAAGAATTATGAAGAGCTAGAAGAAAATTTATCGATGCCAGAGTTGGTTCAAACCATAACAGCGATAAACCTAAAAGAGCACAACCAAAGAAAGTTTGCAGCATCACTAAAAGGAATACAATTAGATGATGATGTAGAAGAAGAAAAAAAAGGTTCTACCTTTGAAGATATCCAAAGAAGAGCACTTGGTATAACAGCATCAGCAGATGATGTTGTTGGATTACAAGGGCCATTCGCAGCACAAGCTGGATTTGGAATTGGCGCAGGGTTAGGATATTCTAGGAGTAATTAATGGCTGACGAACAAATTGTAACCAGTATAGTCGCCAAAGCCGACTTGTCTAGCCTTGTGTCTGAAGTACACAGGGCTAGTGCTAGTCTCCAGCAACTACAAAGAGAACTCCTTGCATCAAACAAAGCAATATCTTCTTCAACAAAATTAGCAAATAATCTATTCAGAGATACCTTAACTGGAAGCGGACAGTTCTCCAGCCACTTTGTAAACCTTAATTCTGATGTAGATAAATTTGGTAAAAACTTAGATGCTGGTAGACTAAAGCTTAAGAACTATTTCCAAACATTTAGAGAGCACTCTACAACTCAAAAGGGTATGATCAGGGAGCTTGCCAAAGAACAGGTAATGCTTCAAAATTCAGTACTGCAACCTCTGGGCAGAAATGCTCAAGGTTTAATGCAATACAATGTAATGATTCCTAGAGGCTTAGATGCAATAGCAAATAGCGGAAAATTAGCTCGCATGGAAATGCAGATTATGAATCGTGCATTATCTGAAGGAGCAGGGTCTTTAATTAACTGGGGTAAAAATACTCAGTGGGCAGGTAGACAGCTTACCGTAGGACTCACAGTTCCTCTAACTATGTTTGGAGCGGCAGCTGGAAAAGCATTTAGAGAAGCAGACGCAGAGCTTGTAAGATTAACAAAAGTTTATGGCGGTCTTGCAGCTACATCCGCTTCAGATTTAAGAGCAATTAGAGAAGAAGTTGTTGAAACAGCAAAAGTTTTATCTAAGACAATGGGTGCATCTTTTAAAGAAACTATTGCGCTAGGTGCTGATATCGCGGCAACAGGACAAACTGGTGACGAGCTCCTTGGATCAATTGCAGAAACAACAAGACTAGCAATACTCGGTGAAGTAGATAGACAAGATGCAATGAAAGCAACTCTTTCTATTCAGACAGCTTTTAAGCAAAATACTCAACAACTAACTGAATCAATTAACTTTCTCAACGCAGTTGAAAACCAAACTTCAACAACTCTTAATGACCTAGTAGAGGCTATCCCAAAAGCTGGACCAGTAATTCAACAGCTTGGAGGAAGTGTTAAAGATTTAGCTCTCTATTTAACTGCAATGAGAGAAGGTGGAATTAGCGCATCAGAAGGCGCCAATGCTTTAAAGTCTGGTCTAGCATCACTTATTAACCCAACAAAACAAACAGTTGGCATGATGTCAGATTTTGGCATAGATGTAATGGGAATGGTTGCAAAAAATACTGGAAATACAACTGGCTTGCTTATGGATTTGCAGAAAGCTCTTGATGGTTTAGATCCATTAAGTAAAGCAAGAGCAATGGAGCAAATGTTTGGTAAGTTCCAATTTGCAAGAATGAGCGCATTGCTTAACAACTTAGGAAAGCAGGGTAGCCAGACTCTTCAAGTTTTAGATTTAATGAAAGCAAGCACTTCAGATTTAGCAGCAGTTGCTAGCCGAGAATTAAAAATGGTTACAGAGTCCGCATCTGGTAAATACAAGAGGGCTATAGAAGGCCTTAAAGCAGAGCTTGCAGATGTTGGAGAAGAGTTTCTTGGAGTTGCTACCAAGCTTATAAGCGCAGCTACAAAGATTTTAGATTTCTTTACTAAGTTGCCTGACCCAATTAAAAAGGGATTAACATTTTTAGCTGGATTTACAGCACTGGTTGGTCCTCTTATTATGTTAACTGGTGTGCTTGCAAACTTCTTTGGATATATAACTAAGGGAGTTGTTCAACTAAGAGCATTCTTTATGAAGGCCAATGGCTGGAAGATGCTTACTCCAGAAATTATTGCTGCTGAAAAAGCAGCACTTATGGTTGAAAATGCATTTTATTCAGATGCAGCAGCAGCTCAAGTTCTTCACAATGCGTTACAAAAGCTTGTTTTAGATTATCAAAGTCTACAAGCGGCATCAATGAAAAATGCAGTTCCAGTAAATGGAGGAGTTAGCACTGTTGCTGGTAACCCAGTGATGGTTGGCGGAAGAAGAGTTGTAGACCCTAACGATCCATATGTTGGAGATCCTAACACTAGAGCAATGTCTCATATTAGACCAAGAGATCTAAATAATCCTGCAACTATATTTGGCGGAGTCCCAGGAGCTATCCCAGTTAATAGAGGCATATCAAGAACTCCTCAAATGTACATGCACGATAGGCTTCCAAACATTGAAGGACTAACAAGCGTAAAGGGAATATCAACAGGAATTGTTCCAGGAGAAGCAGCTAAGTTCCATGCATTAATGGCAACACTAGGAATGCAGACAGAACAAGAAGTTGCAATGCTCAAAAAGACAATTGCTATGGGTGGAACTGTAAGCGCAGAGCTGCTAGACACATTTGATGATATTCTGCCTATAACTAAAAGATTTGCAGATAGTGCCGCAACGCAATCAGCATCTATTGTGCAACAAATGAGAAATGCAGAAATAACAGTTGAGCAAGCTAAGGCAAGAATACTTGCACTTAATGCACAGATAGAAGCAGATATGGGCTCTGCAGTAACAGCATATGCCGCTGGTCGAGGAAGAAGAATTGATTTAACAAGAGCTCCTATGATGGACCAACCAGTTGTTGATGCAAATGGTCAGTTTACATTAAGAGATCTTTATAAGAAAAAAACAAATGCTTCTGTCATGGAAGAATTTGGAAGACTACGTGGTGTTAGAACTTTTGGAGCACCATATAGTATTCAGACAACAAGGCTGCCTAAGTTTAACATCGGTGGAGACATAGAATCATTTGGTCCAAGCAAGACTATGGTTTCTGGACCTTCTTCAATTGGTTATGATGATAGATTGGGAAGCGTTCCTCTAGGCGGATATGTTTTAAATCAGCAAGCCTCAATGGATCCAGCAAATGCTGCATTAGTTGCAATGGCTCCATCTACCTACTTAAACGATGGCGGAAGCATAACAGCAGCACTTACTCCACGGGAAACAGTCTTTGGTCCTCAGATACAAAGAATGCCTGATCTATATGCAGCAGTGGATGCAGCCAATAACGGATATAGTTTTGGCGGGCAGATAATGAAGGGCGTAAATTCATACGGTAAAAAGATGTCTAAATCTGCTCAAGCTAGAATGAAAGAACAAAACTTTAAGAGACAGTATAGAGAGTATCTAAAGTTTATTAATAACCCAAGATATGAAGATGATATAAGAGTAAGAATGATCATGCTTGACGCCGCTGAATTATCTTATCACAATAAGTTGCCAATTGATAAAGCTATAAATATTGCAACAAGCAATTTTGATAAGGCTAAGGCTCAAGCTGGCGGAAGCGATGAAAATTTTGTAAAAATAAGAATTAAGCAGGTCCAGGGACTAGAAAGAGATGGCATGGTTCCCCGTGTTAAAGATGCAGAGGGCTTCGAAAAAGATGGGAAAACGGTATACCCAAGAAGTAGTAGCAAAGCTTTAAACTGGCAACTAAATGACGTTAGAAAAGCAATGCTAGCAAATAAAAAATTTGCTGGAGTGCATGATCTTATAGCAGCAATTGCTCCAACAACATTTTTAAATGCATCTGATGGGTCCCCATCTATTGGTGGACTGCACGACAAAGCACATTTTGCACGTAAAGATTTAGTTGGGTATACAACCAGTGGTTATATGGGGGTTGGTGCTGTAATACCTGCTGGTATAAATAATGTAATGAGCACACTTGAAACTATAGGGTTATCAAGAGATGTTTTAAACTTAAGTTCAGCAGATGCAAAAGAAAACCTTGCCATAGCATTAAAGAAAACAGGTTTGGACAAGTTTGCAAGCGTAGACGATATATATGCAGCACTACAAGATGATGGGAAAATTAAAAGCAAGGCTGACTGGGAATCTGGCAGAGTAGTAAGAGCAAATAAAGATCAAAAAAATTCTTTAGGCATGCTTTTAGAAGCAGCAGTAAAAAGATCAAAATGGATATTGGCTGGAAGACCTCCAAGACCAGTTCTTGTATCGGGAGCATGGAATTCTGGCGGAATGATTCCAGGTGGTCATATATCAAGAAGCAGAAAAAATTATGGATTTGTATCACCAGCTCTAAGACTATTAGCACCAGCACAACAACTTAAGATTTTGCAGCAAGCTCGTGAAATGTCAGCTGTAACGCCTGCTGGATATATTCCAGCATCGTATAGTCATTTGCTAACACCAAGCACAGGAAGAAGTTTCCCAGTTCCTGGAGTTGCTGGGGTTTATCAAAACGAAGAAAAGAAAAAGGTGTTCTTTAAAGCGGTTCCAAATGAACCTAGCTTAACAGCAGAAATGCGTGGAACAGAAATTGGAAGAATCCTAGGTCTTGAAACTCCAGTTCAAGTTGCAAAATCAATTCGCAATCCACTGGACCCAACTGGCAAGTCTAGATTTCTTGGAGCAGAGTCAGATTACGATGAAGGCTTCATTAATCCAAATACATCAGTGCCTGGAAAGTTTAGTCAAGATGAAGTTCTGGATCAATTTATTGCTTCTATGATTCTTGCAAATAAAGATTTGTCTAGATCAAATGTTCACGGAAGAAGATTGTCAGATGTTGGTAATGGTGGGGTCCTAGCTAAAGCATCTATGAATGATGATTTTGCAAAAACTATGCCTTCTATGGAAGAGATGGCGCTGGCAAACTTGTTGCAAGTCAAGGGTGGATCTAGAAAAGATTTTGCTCGTGATACCGCTCCTATTATTGCAAAGATGACTGCAAAAGAATATGGCGATAAGATTAAAGAAAAGATGGAAGCCGCATATCCACAATTAAAGTCATATATCAAGTCTCTTCCTAAAAAAGATAGAAAGCCTTATGATGCATTGCTTAAGAGATTTGAAGAAGGAATGGATGTTGATTGGTCTAAGTATCATGCAATGCACGTTAATCCAAAATATCTTAATGCTGGAGGCCCAGTTGGTGGAGGCCCTGTTCAAAGAAGTAGATATGCTTATGGACGTAAAAAAGATGGATCTAGAGTATCAGGAAATCCAGCAAAAAGAGCTCAGCAGGAAAGATTAAAGGCTGAGCGATCAGTAACACCTGTATCTAGATCTGGATATACAGCTTCGGGTAATCCTCAAATGCAAGTACAACAAATTCCTTATGTTGGCGGAGCTGGAGTTTTTGGAAACGCATTTGGTGCATCGCAAACTGGACAATCTCAGCAGGCTATAAACACCTTAAGACTTTCACAAATTGGTCAGCTTCCAGCAGGAATAACTAAATCTTTTAAATCTTTAACTGACTCAATTAAATTAGGCACAGTAGGATTAAGATACGGAATTATGAATTCAGGAAAATATCTGAGTTCAGCTTATGCAGATTATGCAAAAGAACGAATAAACTCTGCAAGAACAACTACAAGAACTATTAGAGAAGGAATTTTAAGAGAGCAGTCTAAGAGGCTGTCTGCCGCATATCCAGGACAAATGATGCCTATGTATATGTCTGGCCCAGGCGCTGGTGTAGGAAACGTTGGAGCAGTTGGCGCTTGGAAAGACTCTGGAGAAGATGGAGTCAAGAGTCGTAAAGTAGGAACTTATGGCTATAGACGCAGAGAGTTCATGGATGCAAGTGGCAAGATCTATGACACAAAGGCTGCAAAAGCCGCAGGAATTGACACTAGGGTAAGAGGCGGAATGGGCATGGGTGCCCAAATGGGTATCGGAATGGCTGGCTCTATGGGCGCCATGTCATTAATGCAACAGGAAAAAGTTTTGGGTATGAGCGGGATGACGGCTGGATTAGCTCTTATGGGTGCCACCACTATAATTCCTATGTTGCCATGGAAAACAATGGGAAGCGCAGTAAAGTCAACCACAACTTCTGTAGTGGCATCAATTAAAGCTTTTAAAAGTGTTAAAGATGCAATTTCTGCAGTAGGCGCTTCTGCCAGTAACTTTGTTACAAAGTTTAAAGCCCTTGGTACAGTTCTAGCAATTGTTTTGACAGGGCTTGATGTATGGAAGAAATACAACAATGCTCAGCAAGATGCTGCAATGGGTTTATCTATTACTGCAGATGGTGCCGAACAAGCTGGAATTAAATACTTTAATCTTAATCAGTACCTTTCAGACTATATTGAAAAGCAAAAATTAGCAAATGCTGCTGCTCAGGGATCAAAAAATAACTCAATCGGTATGCCTGGCATACCTCAGTCTGTAGATGAAATGAAAAAAGCAAAAGAAGAGGGCAAGGTTCTTAAAGACTTAATTGAATCAATTAATAGAACTTCAAGCACAGGAGAACTTCAAAGATTAATAAATAATCAAAAAGCACAATATGTTGCAGGAGGATTAAGCGTAGAGCAAGCAAACTCGATGATTTATGGAGCTATTGCTAATAGTAAAAAGGCCTCCCAGGCTTATAAGTTGCTAGCCGATCAAGGCTTCGGCGCAATTGAAGACAAATCTTCTGCGGCAGAATTTGCTGTTGGCAACTTAGTAAAAACCATAAATGGAAATAAATCATCATTTTCTTTGTGGAAAGACAATATTGACTTTCAACCAAGCGATCTGCTTAATCCAATTAGTTTCTCAACGAACCTATTTGATAGCTATGGTCAAACTTTTGCAGATGCTAACGCACAGAAAAAGGCGGTGGTATCTGGTTTTGAAAGCATGATTGGCATAGTTAACGCAGGCACTCAAGCGCTCATTGGAACAAAAAATGCTCAAGGAGATCTTATTGATGAGTTTGAAGCATATCAAACAATGTTGGCAAGCACAGAAAAGAATATACCTGAATTTAATATTCCAATTGGCAAAGATACTTACCAGACTTTGAAAGAGATGAGCCCAGAGCTAGAAAAGATTATAAATGAGTTTGATACATTAAAGTCAATTATAGCAAAAACTAAACTGTTTACTTCTGGAATCAGTATTGACTTAAAGAGTATTGATGCTGATTTAGCTATAAAGCTAGCTGGATTTACTGCAGCAATTGGATCAGGAATTGCTGATTTAACTGCTGCTGGCAATAGTGAAAATACATATGGAGCAACTGGTAAAGTATTAAAAAGACTACAAGAATCAATTTTAGCTACCTCTGCTGCTTCACAAAAAGCAGCTGCTGTTTCACAAAGAAACATTCAAGAAGAAATAAAATTAATTGCTAAAAAAATTAGCCTTATTGAAGATGAAAAAAATAAAAAATTAGAATCTTTAAGAGCAACTCAAGACGCATCTAACTATGCATTAGAATTGCAAAAACTTCAAATAGAGTATGCAGACGCTGTTGCTCGTGGAGATGTTTCTGGTGCAGCCAGAGCAAGAATAAACATTGACCAGCTTACATCTAATAGACAGGCAGACTTAGCTGAAAAAGCAATACAAGATGAAGCAGCTAGACTAAAAGCTATTGAGCAAAAGAAAATAGATGCAAAGCAAGCTGCAGCTGATAAAAAAGCAATTGCTTTCCAAAACAGACAAGATAATGCAACAAGTGCTGCTGCAGTTATGGATGTAGTTAAAGGATTTAAAGCAACTTACGATGAGATAACCGCTTTAAGAATAACAAATAGCATGATGCCAGAAAGCGAAGCAAAAAGAAAAGCGGAGGGAGAGCTTGTTGGTAAGCTAAGCGACCTGCTTAAAAAAGTAGGCGCAGCAGGAACTGGATCAAGTGAAACTGCAAAAGCCATAAGAGAATCTTTTGCCCAGTACTTTAATAAAGATGGAACAATAAAGAAAGTTTATGTTGAATCTCCTGGTTCACCTGCCTCTACAACCAGTGGTGTAACCTCAACAACAATTACCACTCTAAATAAAGATATATTGAAGATCCTTGATAGAGATGTTGCTTTGGTATCAAGTATGGCTACTCAGATTACTGGAGGTAAAGGCTACTCGATAAAAACAATGACTGAAGAAATTGTTGCTGCACTAAAAGGTACCTCTAAAACAGTATATGGCGGAAAATCAAAGGATGTATTCGGTATGGATATGCTTATAAACACATTGCTACCGTCCCAACAAGGAAAGATCAATAAGTTTGCAAAAGAAAAGGGATATAAAGCAGGACAGCAATTTACTTTAAAAGAGTCTAATGGAATTCTAAAAGAATTCATAGTTTTAAATGATGGAACTGTTAAGTTTGTAAAAAATACTAGTCCAACATATGCCATCGGCGGTAAGGTTACAGGCCCAGGAACTGGAACATCAGATTCTATTCCAGCAATGCTTTCAGATGGTGAATATGTAATTAAAGCATCTTCTGTTGCAAAGTACGGCGTAGAGACACTTGATGCATTAAACGCACAAAGGTTGCATAAGGGAGGGCCAGTTGGTCATAGACACGGAAGAAATTTACCAGGGTCTCTATTCAAATGGAAGTCATATCCTGAAGATATGCCAGATTACTGGAGTGATGGAAGCCCATCAGGAAGCCCTTATACTCAAAGATGGGGAGCGCTAAGATACGGTCCTGCTAAGGGTAAAGATATCTGGGGCGGAACAGAGATACCAGGTCTTAGGTTTGACGGAAAAATAGCTAATCGTTCAGATTACTGGCATCAGATAGCCGAGCAGCCTGTTAAGTATAGTGGACCAGGAATGGGTCTTGACAAGGATCCAATGCGTTACGCAGGCTCTGGTGCTTCTATGAGCGGAATTGGAAACGGTGTTTATGGCGCTGGTTCATGGCTAACCTTTGCTAATGGCGGCCCAGTAGGCAATAAAAATAAAAACGGTAATTGGTTTAGCAGATTTAATCCAGTAAATTCAATATCCTCAATGCTTTCTGGCATGTTTAGCTTTGGTGCATCTAAGGCTGTAAACCAGAATGTTAATGTTCAGTCTACTATGACTCAGCAAGAAAAAGATAGAGCGCTTCTTCAAACAGCACAGCTTCTTTCTGGATATACATCTGCTTTTAATTTAAAAAATAGCACAAGCCCAGAAATTGCTGGAAGCCAGAAGCTAGGAACCGCAGCAGACGTATTGGGCGTACTTCCACTTATTGGAGGGCTTAGCAAGATAACTAAATTACCAGGTCTTGCTGCAAAATCTAAATTAGTTACACCAGATATTAATCTAACACCAACTGGTCCTTTATCTAGTTTTAATGCTGCTAAGTATGAGGGCAAAAATATAAGTGCTAAGAACATGCAAAAGTTTTTATCAGATGTGCTTGGAGATGTATCTTTACCAGCAATAAAAGAAGAAAAATTACCATGGAACGTTGCAGGGCAGTATGTCCCTAGGTTTGCAGATAAATCTTCTAATTATGAAAATTTGCTTCCGCATATTCTTCTTAATTCAAATCATAAAACAAGTGGTCAAACTGCAGTGCATGAAACAATGCATCATTTTGATTTTGAAACGCACAACACATTTAAAAGAACACTTGAAATGTTACGCAAATCTGGTAAATATGATTTAGCAGATAGATACGAATCTGTCTATGTAAATGCAGAAAAACAGCAAAAGGGTCTTGGTTTTGCAACCTGGGAAGATTATGCAATTGGCCAAAAAGACATTGATAGCATTGCTTGGAGTAACGGAGCAGCTGAAGCCTTTGCTGACGAAAATACATTTAAAGCATACCTAAACTTTGTAAATAGCAAGAGCCTAAAAGATAAAATGCTGGCTTCAAAAATTGGCAATACATACGGTCCAGGCCTAGGAACAGATAATTTAAGAGGATACTTTAAAACTTTTAGAATGTTTGAGCAAAATGCTTTAGCTCTTCCTTTAAGACTTAATCCACAATTCCTAAAAGGCTTTATAGATAATTCTCCAAATATGCCTGAAAAAACAAAAACTATTTACCAGATGTGGCAAGAAGGACTTCAAGAATTTAATCCAGCAGCTTATGTATCTAAACCAGAAGAGCTCCCAAATTCTGTACAATATAAAAAATTCAAAGACTATATTACTAGTTATAACCTAGATAAAGCCAAGGGATACCATAAAGGCGGTCCAGTAGGACATAAGCATGGAAACTTCTTTAGCAGATTTAATCCAGCAAACGTGTTTGCATCAATTACAAATGGCATGTTTGGATTTGGAGCAAGTAAGGCATTTAATAAAAATATATCAGCTCCTAAAATAGATCAATCTGAAACAGATTTAGCGGCATTACAAACAGCACAAATGTTAACTGGATACACTTCAGCATTCAATTTAAAAAATAAAACAAGCCCAGAAATTTTTGGAAGTCAGAATCTGGGTGTAGCTGCAGACGTTCTTGGAGTATTGCCAGGACTTGGGCTGGCATCAAAACTTACAAGGCCTATCACTAAGCCAATCACGTCAAAAATTGCAGTAGATGCTTTTACTCCTATAAAAGTAAATGCCAAGATTAAAGAAACTTTACTAGGGCCATCTGCATTATCCCCATATGAATCAGCAATGATTAAAGCAGAGAAGCTTGCAAAGGCTGGCAAGTTTACGCCAATTGAAAAATTAGGTACTGTTAAATATGAAGATCTTTTGAAAGAAGCTAGAAATCTTACAGAGCATACTGGAACATTTCCAACACCTAAAGGAGATTATTCATTTAAATTTAAGCCAGCTCAAATAGATCAGTACCCACCAGAGTCAACTTTTAAAAGCGGAATTTCAGGAATCCAAGAAAATATGTACGGAAACGAGTGGGTTGGCCCAATGCACAATATCGAAGTGTATGCTCCAGACGGCTCAGTTGCAGGCAATATAACTTGGGATTCTATAACTGGAACAATTAGATTGATAGGAGTAAACCACAACCACCGAAAGCTTGGCATAGCAAGATTTATGAATGAATACGGCGCATCTATTACTAGAATAAAGCATTCTAAGCAAAGAACATCAGATGGTGTAGGTTACTCCGAAGCAATTGGAGGAATTATGCCTAACATGCCATTCATATCCCCTGGCAAAGTTACTTTAGCCTCCCTGGTATCTAATGCTGCAAATAGCAGGCTGGCAGCATTGCGTTCAAAATTAATACCTGGAAAACCTTATACTCCTACACCATATTCTGTTCCAAAACCAAGCGAAGCTCAGTTAGCCTATGATGCACAACATGCAGCTCGTATGGAAAAGCAGAGGCTAGCTATAAAAGCAGCAGATCAAGCGCATTACGAGTCATTAATGGCATGGAGAAAAAATCCAAATCGCACATACAATTCGTACCCGTTTGGTCACGGAAGCTATGTAGAAATGATAGATAACAAAGACTTACTTCGCTTGATGAAACAAGGCAACGATGTCCCAGCTACTTGGGCTTGGGAAAACCCTTATCTCCCACCGATTGCAAATAGGGCACCACATTCACGCCCAGGGTCAAACATCTGGTCAGAAAATAATTATGGGCACACAAGTGATGCAGCTGGCGGATACATAAACAACACTGGATTAAACCTTACTAACTCTATAAGCACTGCATTTTCTAGATTGGGAGTACCTCAATTTGAAAATGGAATTAATATGGTTCCTGCAAATATGTTGGCAATGCTTCATAAAGATGAAGCTGTTATCCCAGCCAATATGAACCCATTTAATCCAAATGCATCGGCGGCTGTATCAGGTTCAGTATATAATATTAACGTAGAATTAAATGGAACTAATGTAACAGCACAAGATGTTGCAACTCAAATACATAGAGAAATGAGATTAAAGGAAATGGCAGCAGGAGTAAATAGAAGGGTTGGTGGGCAATGAGTTTTCAAAACTTAGGAAAAGGATCTGTGCTATATATTGAAGCACTTGACCCATTTGCAATTAATACTGCAAACAATACTTTTAACTACAAGGGTGAAACAATTACTCCACCAGGAAATGTTTATCCTGCCTATGATGCTCTAACAAAAACTTGGCCGATACCATACGAGGATAGAGCGGTTTTAAAATTTAGAAGAGTTACAGAGCATAATAGAGACCCACTTGCTATAACTACAAATAGAATTGAGTCTAGCCAAAGAATGTCAAATGGAACTCTAAGAAAATATTTTATTGCTGATAAGCTAAACATAAGTGCATCTTGGGAAATGCTGCCATCATTTAGAAATGAAACAGTAGATGGCGGCTGGGGTGCAGAAGATATAAAGAATTTTTATGAATCAGCTGCAGGAAGAGGATCTTTTAGGATAAAACTAAATCCAACAGTATTTAATCCATCCCTAATAACTGCTGATGCTGGAACCTTAGCTGATGATTATACTTATACGGTAATGTTTACCTCATGTGACTTTACTGTCCTTAAAAGAGGCTTGCAGACCTTCTGGAGCGTATCTATATCAATGGAGCAGGTATGATAACCGTAAGCGATACAACTAAGAATTTAATTAAGCGGGGGTCATCAATACCAATTTCTGCAAGCGCAACAATGGAATATAACTTAAACTCCATGGTTGAATATATAAAAGCAACAACTACCCCAGCAGATATAGTTAATACATATTCAGCTGCTTTTAAAAAGTTGTTTCCAATAGATACAATATATAAACCTTTTAGACCATTAGCTCCAGGAATTAAATATTTAGTTTATACACAGGATCCTGTAACTAAAAAACAAACAGACTCACCACGTCAAGATTTGTATGAAAATCCTAGGGATGTAGCTTTTTTGGGCAAGCCTAGACTATATTATCCTGGCTCAGAGATGACGTATAAATACTGGCTTGCTCCTAAAAATACAAACATTAGTGTCTCTTTAGAATACTTTTCAAACGAAGCAAAGACTACAGTGAAATTAGTTCCTGCAAATAAAATTGTTGCAAGGTTTGAAACTAATCACGACACCCCATTATCTTGGACAATAAGTGGAGTCAAAGAAGACAATACAGTAATATCTGTTTCTGGCACTACGCTTAATTCAAGCGGGGAGGCAGTAATATATTATAATGGAACTGCATGGTCAACAGATGAACCTGATGAATATACTACAACTGAGTATTTAAAGAAAATAACTTTAACTGCAACAAACAGAATGAATGGTAAATTACTAGGTGTAATTGAATTAAGTCCAAGGTGGGTAGTATCGTTAGATTCAGATATAGTATCATTTACTGTCAATAAAGAAACAACAGCAGATAGCGACTCTATTGTTCCAGTTGGAGTAATTACAGCAAACTATTTAAGCTTATCTTTATTTAGGCAACATGGTGATACATCTAGATCAATTATGGAGTATAACGTAAAAGAGTCTATAGATAATACAAAACTGTATTTATTTAAAAATGCAATTATAAAGCCATATCTTAATATTGGAGAAGGAGAGTCTTTAGAAAAAGTAACTCAGGGTGTATTTTATACTAACTCATGGACTCTTTCTGAATTTGGAGAAGCTTCTATTGATGCAACTGATGCAGCAAAAATATTACAAGATACCATGTGCCCACAATTATTAGTTCAAGATTCACCAGTAACTTCAGTCATAAAAAGAGTACTTGATTCTGTCGGTTTTTCTACTTATAATATTAATATAAAAATGACTGATGGCAAAGTTGATGATGATTCAATTCCATCTCTATTTTATTGGTGGTGTGACGGTGATAAAACAGTTTGGGAAGTATTACAAGAATTATGTAGAGATATTCAAATGAACGCATTTGTAGATGAAAATAATATTTTAAACTTTTATAGCAGAAATGTAATTTATGATGCAACCACTCCATCAAGTTGGGTGTTTACAGACAAAGAAATTAAGAGCGGAGATGTTGTTGATTATGCACCAAGTATCGCCAGCTTGTCATCAAGAGAAATATTTTCTGCAAATCAAGTTACCGTTAGATACTCTTCAGCATCTACTTCAGTAAATAGCACCTCTAGCCAGCCTCTTTGGACATCTTCCGATTCGTTTCTTGGAGCTGGCAGGCTGGCTGACGATATTGTAGATAGCAGCCCAATGTTTAAGCTAATTCCAAATACAGTAAATTCAGAAAGAATTGATAAGGTGTTAGATGCTTTTAGTGGTTATGTTTTAATTAACGATGAGATTATTGAGTACGACGGGCTTTGGTATCAATATGTACCAGCAGTAGGTGGATCACCAGTTAGAGTTCTAATGAAAAGCCAATCAGATTTTTGGAAGTATGAAGCTTTGGCAAAACCAGGGTCTAAATATTTTTATCCAACTGGTGAATATAATATTAAAACAAGAAATGCCCTTGGAACATCTAAGAAAGATCATAAGAAAAGCTTAACCTCTTATGTTAATGGTATAGGTGAAAATGATGCAAATAAATTTAAATCTTATTCAATTAAGCTGGCAACTCCAGATATTGCAAAAGAAACAGTACCTCCAGGATATATAACAGCACCAGCAAATTCAAAACTTGACAGTATAGCTAAAAGCTTTATAACGGTATCAAGTTTAGATAAAGACAAAAAATCATTTAATCTGTTACTAAAGCCATTTAATACAATTAACACAGGATCGTTGTACATGGCTTGTGGAACTAGAATGTTTTTTGATAGTCAATTGGTAAGCCCATCGCAGGTTGGAGGTATTGCATTTTGCTTAGACTCAACTGGCCAAAATGGTTACTACGTTCTAGTCCGTACTACAGCCTATGCTCTTTTAGAAAACGATATAATGATTGTAAAAGTTCAAAATGGAAAGATTACTGTTTTAAAAGATGGTCAGCAAACATCTCCAAAAACTTTGGCTGGAGTGTATGCAGGTCAATCTTACAATATAGATGTGATTGTTAAATCTCAAACTACATCAGGAACATTGGTTAAAAATACAATTACTGTTTTTATTAATGGGTTTAAACTAACAGCAGTTGATGCTGGAAGCGATTCTACAAGCCAATATATTCCACCACTTACTGTTACAAAAAATTTAGCAGTCCATTGCGGTCAAGGCCAGGTTTACTTTGATTTTCTATACGGGAAGAGTATTGATGAAACTCTTTATAATGAAAGAAATAGAGTGGCGTCATACAAACATGTTGGCTCTTATGCAGACGACACAATCTCTATGTTATACGGAGATTTAATTTATAACAATGCAAACACCGTAGCAGATCAAGATGGATCCCTAATTGAGTTTGGAACAACTGCAAGAGAAATAAGAAAAGTAAAAATTGCTTATGACCCAGACGAAAGGCCCGCTCTGCCTATTATGTTTAGAACTTCCAAAAATCCTTACGCCACAGTTCTTGATCAAAGGCTCCAGCCATTTTCTGCGGAGACTTATATTTTAAACAACACATCCACCTCGGTTGTTTTGCATGATAGCGATTACACAACTTTCTATGTACTTGGAAATAAGATTAGCCGATCCTCTGCTATAGAATATAAGACGGACCAATCAGAAGATTCCCAAAATAAGGAATCTGTAATCTTTGAGTCTTCATGGATTCAGAATGAACAAGATGCAGAAAAACTTGCAAATTGGATTAAATCAAACTCTTTAAATAAGGGTAGGTTTGTTGACATGACAGTTTTCGGTAACCCATTAATATCTGCTGGAGATATTGTTAGCATAAAGTATCCAATATTGGGGATGTCAGAATCTAGCGCTAAATACCTAGTAACTAAGTGTACTTTAGAATATTCAGAAGGGATTACTACCACAATTTCGTGTAGAGCTATCTAATAACGTAATGGTATAATAAATAAATGGGAATTGAAGTAGGAAAAATTGCGGTCATATTTGACGATAGCCCACGCCTTGCCGCAGTCTGGAAGGGTGAGATTAGGGAAACAAGAGCGCTTGAAAACCCTTTTCCATTTTCAAGTGGTGGCTCAGACGGCGGAGGCCCAGGACCATCTTTCCCTCCAAATGTCAAAAGGCCACAGCTTTCAGACATAGTGTTTAAAGGATTTGAAACTTATGATGATTCTTCTAAAACACAAAGAGTAAGAGCAAAATTTAGAATTTATAATTCAAGTGATGAGGAAATAGATGGATTCCTTTACACGTTAACAATGTCAGATACACAGGGGGGAAGATCATGATAACTAAATTTGGTAAACGATTTTTAACCAATTTTGTTGCAGGCAATTCAACTTTTGATTCAAAGCAAATGGCATTAGGTATTGCAACTGGATCATCTCTTGAGTACCCTTTGTCCGATACAAACTCAAGATTAGGATTTGAATTTTATAGAGTTCCAATTAGACAGGGTGGAATAGATGTAGACACATCCGTATCACCACCCAAATATACAGTTATCTATTCTGCTACAATTCCTACAAATATTGCAGGTAAGATTAATGAGATAGGAATATACTCAGGAGAATCTTATACGAGAAATTTATACGATAGCAAGTTTATATCTAACTTTGAGTTGCCATACAAATGGAACCCTGAGCCAGCATTAGATCAAACCAATTATAGAATTGGAGACAGCTCGCTGATATTTGGTTCAAATGCGGCGGCTGCTAGAGAGTACACCTATGAACTTGGAAGCCTAGATGTATCTGGATATGATCCATCAGATACATTATGTTTTTCATACAAGGCAAATGACGCAAACCTATCATCATTAAAGGTTAGACTGTATAGCTCAGACACTGATTATATGCAGTTTACATTTACTGGACATTCAGTCGGATATAATATTAAAAGTTTAAACATGTCTACTGGAGTATCAGTAGGAACATTTAATCCACAAAGTGTTGTTAAGTTAGGAATTGTTGTTACTCCAACATCTGCTCAAACATATGTATCTATGGATGGATTAAGAATTAATGATGAAGATACGTTTGATCCAGCATATGGATTAATTGCTAGATCTATATTAGATTCAACTCTGATCAAAGTAAATGGAAGAGAAGCAGCAATAGAATTTAAACTAGACCTATCGTTCGGAGTTTAGTGTGTCAGAACAATATCCAGATTTAGGAATTAGCCAAAGCCAAGACGGAGACTATTGGGATATAGTTGTTTCAGATCTGGATTTTGAGACAGACTATTCACTGCAAGTAGCCTGGTCCTATTTAGATAAAACAAAAGGCGCAAGCGAATATTCCGATAGATATAATTTTACAACATCTCAACAAGAAGGCCTGCTCGCTCCTAAATTTGTCTCAGCTGACCTTTATGCAATTAACTCAATACTTTATATTAACTGGAACGGCAAAGACTCAAGCGGCGCAGAGTATTTAGAATCAATTTTTAAGCAGGTAAACATTTGGATTAAAGGTGGAGACTTTGGGACAGAGTTTGTTCAATACGCAACGTCTTTTGCAAAATCTGGCCTCATACAAATTAATGCTACACAGAAAACAACATACTGTGTAAAACTTCAAGCCGAATCAAAAAATGGAGATTTTTCACTTTTCTCAAATGAATTCTGCGTAACAATGCTAAAGCAGCCAAAGGCTGTGTATGATGTAAGACATACATGGGATGTATCTGGAAACCTATCCCTGTTTTGGAAATTTGACCCTACATTTAAAGATGCCACTAATGATAATACTCTGGCAGATTCATTTGGACTACAGCTACTCGATGAAACAAATGATGTAGATGCTACTTGGTGGACGGCTGTAGAAAAAGATAAACTTCCACCGTTAGAACAAAAAATTACTATATCTGCTAACCAGCTACAAAAAGTGTTTGGTCAGTTTACAGCATTTGAAATAGACTACGCCAGCTTTATTTATGTTAGAGATAAAAATTTACAGACAAGTCTTGTAACTGGGTATGCCCTAACAAAATATGCAGATCCACTTACTGCTCCAGTTATATCTGCAGTTAAAGCTCCAATGGCATATAACGTTTCTTATACATCGAACTCCGCATTTGATAAAATTTATATTGAAGAGAGCACAGATTCAGGAGTTACTTGGAGCTCAACTCCGTTTGTTACATCTTCAAATCCAGCTTATATTGCTACAACTAATTCTTTAGCAAGGCTGGTAAGGGCAAAGTTTTCTAAAAAGCTAGGAGGATTTACTGGCTATAGTAATATTGTAACAGTAACTCCAGACAAAATAGATCCAACGGATACTACTGCCCCAACAAATCCAACAAATATTTCTGCAACAGCTACCGTAGATGCAAATGATAAAACTGGATTTAGTCTTCAATCAACAATAACTTTTACAAAATCTAACGATACAGATTGTAGAGGGTATAGAATAAGATGGACTACACAAACATCAAATCAAGTTTATGAGTATGGGTATGTAGACAATCCATCAACAGGAAATTCAGTTTCATTTACTGTTTCGGGGTTAATCCCAAATACAACTTATTACTATCAAGTTGCTTCTGTTGATCAATTTAATAATACTCAGACATATTCAATAGCAGGAACTTTTTCAGCACAAGATTCAGTAGCAACAGCAGAAGGATCCCTTGCAAGACTTAAATCATACATATCAATCGGCGGCGCTACTGGAGACCAGTTTAAATTTGGTACTGGAATATTAGATTCAATTAACACAAGCATTACAACAACACCAGCTACCTCTGCTGCTCCAGCAACTGGATATCACGGTATACTATTAAATAAAACGGGAAACAAAAATAATTATTGGCTAACAACAGGACAGTTAAGAGTTGGAACAGATACTCAGTTCATGTATTTCAATGGAACTGATTTATATCTAACTGGTGATATTAATGCTAGGTCTGGAAAGATAAGTGGAAATGTAACAGTAACTAGTGGTGGATCTTTTATTGCCAGAACTGCTGACAATGTGTTAAATAAAGTTACACTGAACCACCTTGGGCTATTTGCATATGATGCTTCAGGAACAGAAACAACTCAAATTATTTCAAATGCTGCAGTTGGATCTCCAACATTTACAACAGTAAAAGCATTAATTGGAAGCTGGTCAGTTGACACAAATACAATTTCAGCAGGAGGAGTTACATTAAATTCAGCAGGATCTATTATTGCAACAAACTCTGGATCATATGTTGGAATAAAACCAAGAGTAAGTGCTGGAACAGACATTGTTTTATGGTCTGGCAATACCGAAACACCAGCAATAAATAGTGCAGCATCTGGACATGCTGGGTTCCAAGTAAATGCCAATGGACAGATGCGAGCAACTGGTGCAATTATATCTGGAGTTGTTACTTTAGAATCTGGATCCTCTTTGGGAGGCTTAGTCCCAGATTCTTCTAAGGTTTACTATTCAGGAACTGCCCCCGCAGTTCCAACTGGTGGGCACAAGCAAGGAGATTCTTGGGTAGATACTGCAAATAGCAATCAGCTAAAAATTTGGAGTGGAACAGCATGGGTAATAACACAAGATTCTGCTGCTGCATTAGCAGTTGCAAATCAAAAAACTAAAACAACTTATGGACCAACACAACCAACAAATTCAATTTTAGGTGATGTCTGGTACGATACAAATACTGGAATTAATTATTTTAAAGTTTATAATGGAACTATATGGACTAGAATGAAAGATTCTGATATAACTGCAGCAGATACAAAAGCAGCAAGCGCTCTTACTGAAGCCGAAAAAAAATCAACAACAACATCTTCAGCCACTGCTCCATTATCTCCTAAAGCTGGAGATATTTGGTTTGATATTAATTTTAATTATTTTAAAGTGTGGAGTACATCTGTAACTCCAGCAGCCTGGGTTAGATTAAAAGATGGAGATCTCACTGCAGCTGAAACTGCTATTCAAACGGCCAACCAGAACGCAACGAATGCTTTGGCAAAAGCAGTTAAGTTTGGCGTAGACGGATCTTTAGTATCTAACTTAATAACAAAATTAAATGATGGTGGTTCTATCTATTCATCTTATATCCAGAGCGGAACAACATATGCAAAAAGCTCTTATGCAAGTACAACACCAGGATTTTTTATTGGATGGGAAAATCAATCAGGAGTAATTTATCCTGCTTTTAATATAGGTAATGATTCTGCATACGTTAAGTATTCAAATTCTACGCAGGTGCTTGAAGTAAGAGGAACAATTAAAGCCACAGCAGGAGAATTTCTCGGAAATGTAACAGCTGGTGCAGGAGCAATAACAATAGGTACCGCTGGAATATCTTCCGCAGGATTTTCAATAAATACATCTGGAGCAGCTACATTCACAAGCGGAACGTTTGCTGGAAATATAACTTCTACTGGAATAATAACAGGTGGCACTATAACTGGATCTACTATATCGACATCTGGAAACTTTAACGGATCCCTGAGAATGAATTCGTCAAACAATCAATTAGAATGGCTTGGAACTAACGCCGCTGTTATTGGAAGAGCATTTGTGTATGCAGGAAATCAAACAATTATTGCTTCTGGTGCTGGCGGAGATTATTCTGCTTTTCCAGCTTCTGCTGGAATGTTAAATCTTTCATCTTCATCAGTTTCTCTTCAGGTAACTAATGCATCAGGTAATAGCATTGGAGGGCTGACAATAGATTCAGCTTATGCTACATTTAATTCTTTGTATGTAAGAAATCTCTCTTCTGCAGTTCTTACTGAGCCAGTTTTTAGAAATATAAGTATGGGTACTGATCCTAAACTAGCATCGGCTGCAGATGGCATCCGTGGCGACATATATATTCAGTACGCATAGGATAATAGATGTCAGATATTTTTATTAAAAGCACTACGGGCTCTGGTGGTTGGAAAAAAATAACTAATCTTTTTGTTAAGAGTACTACTGGATCTGGTGGATGGAAGGCGGCAGCTGGCGTATGGATTAAAAATACTACTCAGTGGCTTAAGGTTTGGCCCCTGTCAGGAATTTTTGCTACAAGAGTTCCATATATTGGATACCTTGCATCAGATGCATATGCAGCCAGAATGCCTAATGCCACTTATCCAGTAGTTAGAATAGGCGACTCCTATTTTGGAAACAATGCTAACTGGGATTTAAATGGATGGAATGCATCATCATACCAATACAAGTGGAAACTTTACGATCAGAACGGTACAGACTTATTAACAACCTTAAGAAGCGGAACAACTTGGTCTGTTGTAGCACCAAACTCTACAGGTAGTGGACAAGATCAATTACCATATGCAATATGGACATCAACAAACTCAGCAAATGCGGATGAGCAATATTTAGCATTTGAAGTTACAGCAAACAATTCATCCAACTCTCAATACAATGGTGTGTCTTTTTCAACAAGAGTAAAAGTTATTAGAGAAAGTCCTATAAATTTAACAGCAAGCTTAAGTACAAATAGCCCGTCAGTTGGAACAGCAATAACATATTCATCAACATGGGAAGCTGGAGAAGCATACAAACCACGTAGCACGTTTGTACAATGGCATAGAAATTCAACAAACACAACAGTCGGTGGAACTTTTCTTGCAAATGGAGCATCTTACACTCCAGTAGAAGCAGACAATGGTAAATATTTATATGTTACAGAAACAAGACAGAACTCTGGAACAGATTATGATCTAGGTATTGCAACTGGTGTTGAAGTCTCAGTAGTGACTACTAATGTAGTTGCCTCAGCTCCAAGTACATTTACATATTCATTAACAAATGTAAGCTCTGTAACTACGCCTTCTGCGCCTACACAAACTAGAGTTTCTTCCACATCAAACACAGTTCTTGTTGAAATGGCTGCATCTTTTCCTTCTGATACTGAGTCCTATGATCTTTTGAGTTATGGTGCTGGATCTAATACGGGGGGAACAATATCTGCACCAATTACTCAAGCAGTAACAACATTAAATCAATATAATTCTTCAGGAAATTTTGTTGCTACTGGAGGTACATCTGATGCGATTTTAAGCATATCTCCTTCTGCTTCAAATTCTCCAATAAGCACAATGACTTTGGCAAAAGGAAATTCAAGAAAAATAAATGTTAATGTCAGCACAACAACTGGAGCCCAAAGCTGGGCTGTAAGCTGGAACTTGTCTGGAGCATCAGGAGGAAATGGCACATATATATCAAACACAAATTCAATGCCACTTACCATTACAGTAGGTGGGGCCTCTAATCCAACTGTATCTATAAATAGCGTAACGGCATACTCTGGATTAAATCAGACGGGAGCTACTAGAGCTGGGACTGCAGGCTCACCGACCTCCTTGTCTTCTATAGCAAAGCCAACTTCAACATCCTCAACTTCTTCTTTAAGCTATACTTACTATGCAAATAATCAGTTGGCATTAGCTAAAAGAAGAGTTACTCTTCCAAGCAATTTTACTAATAATACAAATGTTTATGTATCAACAAATGGTTTTATTGGAATAGGAACTAGTACGTCAACAGGATCAACTCCACCAATAACTGGAGTATTTTTAACACCTATAATGAGAGACCAGGTGCAAACTTTCCTATATCATTATTCAGACTCTACAAATTTTTATATAAGATGGAAAGGCACTCAGTATCAAGATGCTACAAAAATATCAGAATATCAAGCAAAATTTTATTATGACTCAGACATAGTTGATGTTAATTTTATTAGTAACGGGGTAGATTCTTACAGCACTAATGCTGTTTATAATAATAATGTTGTTACCCAAACATGGGCTGAATCTACATTGCAAACATCAGACAACTTTGCAGTAGCAGGAATGACTAGAAATACTAGCAGAGATGGAGTAGATGATAACTTTACTTTAATTGCAGCAATAAAGCCAGTCGTTGCTCCAACAATACTTACAGCTCCAGTTGTAACACCTAGCACTGGAACTCAAGGAGCCACAACCTATACAACAACTAATGGGACCTGGACAAATACTCCATCATCGTATTCTTATCAGTGGAGATACTTTGATCAAGGAAGCGTTTACCCAGCTGCACCAGCAAGTATTGTATCTCCATTTACAAGCACAGGACAAACATACAGGCCTCCAGCAAACTACAGAACCCTATATGGGTCCGCTTTATATTGTGACGTAGTGGCAACTAACTCAGGTGGATCATCAACTGCCTCACGTTCTGCTGCAGTTACAGTTAATGCTACAGCTTCACCGTTCTTCCCACCGTTCTTCCCACCGTTCTTCCCACCGTTCTTCCCACCGTTCTTCCCACCATTCTTCCCACCATTCTTCCCACCATTCTTTGCATCTGGTCCAGCACAAGTTACAGGAGTAACCTGTTCTTCAGATCGTTATGACGGAGTCCAGATATCTTGGAATGCAGTAGCTGGTGCAACTGGATATGACATATGGTACGGCGGGCCACCATCTCCAACATCAACGCCAGACACTAGCGTTGGAGCAGTATCTACTACACTATGGACTAATGCGCCAAATGGCACTCAGACTTATTATGTTCGTGCAAAAAATGCTAACGGAAATGGAGCCTGGTCTAGCCCTGGAGTATCTGGAACTAGATTGTATACAGGTGGCGGATATTAAAATAGTTAATACTATTGACTAATAGTGCCTAAATGGTATAATAAACAAGGAGGAGTAAAATGACTACATTAAAAAAAGAAGACAAGATTCAAATTATTGAAGCAAGACTCAAGTCTATAGAATATAAAAAGTATAGCCTTGGAATAGATCTTGTTGTTGAAAACAATAAGAGTGAACCAGTAGAAGAAGCTGTTACAAATTTAAGTAATGCTATTGAAGAATGTAATAATCAACTGTCTGTTCTAAATTCAGAACTTACAGACGTAAATGCACTAGCCGAGTAGGTAAAAATGGAAAAATTAGAATTGATTGTTAATGCGCTGCAAGAAAGAATTGGACAGCTAGTCTCTGGATATGAAACTCAGATTGCAATATTGAGGGCGGAAGTAACAGAATTAATAAATGCACAGCAGGAAAAAGAAAGCTATGCTAAATCAATTGATTCTAAGTTAGAGGAGGCATAAAATGGGCGAAGTCTTTGCAGATGGAGAGCCAGCAGATCCAAAAAAGCTAGAGAATCTTCAAATTCAGATAGATAAAATAAAAGAAGTATCAGATCAGTCTTATAATTTAAGTAAGACTACAGCAGGTGATTTTACAACACTTGGAATCCCTAATATAAGATCTGGCATGGTTAGATTTGAAAATGGAATAACTGCCAAAGCAGATCCCGTTTCGGTAGACGTAAACCCTGGCTGGGGAGATGAGTACACAGATGCTTTTATAGTTGCATCGCCAAAGCTTAAGGATCCAAAAGCCAGCAATATCAGATGGTCAATATCTGGTGAGGTAACTAATAACGGAACAGCAAAGATAGTTGTCTATTCAGACGTTAAGCTAGGTGCATTTAACTTCCATTGGGTAAGCGTTGGCATTAAGCCGTCCACACTGTAGCATTACAACTATTGACACACCAGCTTAATATGTTACAATTGGTATAACATTAAGCCACGATATCGTGGCTTTTATATATATTAAGGGTTTTAATGAGCAACGATTTAAAGTGGATGATTTCATCCGACCAACAGTTTCCGTATCAAGACGATAAAATGATTGCCCTATGGTTTAAGGTTATGAAATGGTTTAAGCCAGACGTTGTTGATTACCTTGGCGATACAGATGATCAAGCCTGCTATAGCAAGTATACAGAAGGAAGATCAGCAGAGTTTTTAAATCTTCATAAGACAGATAGCAGAGATTTAATTGTTCCTATGATGCGCCATGAAGCAAAGGGTGCAAGAGATTTTTATACAAAGACCAGAGAGATGCTTCCAGAAGCACAGCTATTTTCTGCATTGGGAAATCACGATGTTAGAATTTTTAATTATGTAGATGCGAAGTTGCCAGATTATATTAATGAAGTTACCCCCGAAGCTCTTTGGGGACTAGACTCATTAGGTTATGAATATATTCATTATAATGAATTGCCAAAGCGTCGCTTTGGAGACATTCACGTTCATCATGGGCTTTCAATTGCATCAACTGGATCCGTTCGCAAAGATATGGAAGATCTTCAAATTTCATTAATTAGAGGTCACTCTCATAGAATTGCTTCTCATTTAGTTACATATGAATTAAGAAATAATGGAGAAGGAGAAACACTTCGTGGCTACGAGCTTGGGCACATGTGTGATGAAAAGGGCCCAGGAATGAAATATATGCAGCACCATGATTGGCAAAAGGGATTTGCTATAGCACATATTGTAAATGATTACCCACATATTCAGATGATCCATGTGGCACCAGATTACTCATGTGTTGTTGATGGGAAGCTATTTACACTATGATGAAATGCAATAAGTGCCAAGGAAGAGTTTTTGTAGATAGAGTATTCTCACAAAAATTACACGTAGAACTTTTCTGCATGATGTGCGGTAAAAGATGGATGATTAATAAGGATACGAGTGCACTAGGTAAATGGATAGAAAAAAGAGAAAACAGCCAGCTAAAAGCATTCGGTATTTCTTCTTAAATAACAAGATACATAAAGTATTAAGTCATTCAAGATCTAAAGACCAGATGGTTGCTTGGTGCTATCCTGATAAAAAAAGATTGCTGTATTCTTATTCTCAAGTATTAAAAACTATGGAGAATGCTTATTCAACTAGTCAGGTAGCTCAAATGCTTGGCAAGCATAAGGTTACTATAGAAGATTATATTTTGGACGGGAAGATAAGGTACCCACAAAAAGTATATCCGATAGGTAATCCAGAAAGCACATGGTATAAGTTTATGTATAGTGAATCGGACATTATGGACATTCATGAGTTTATATTAGAATCAGGGTATTCTAATAATATGCCTTCAAGAAATGAGATGAGGGCTCTTCTCAAACACAACACTATATTGTATACTAAGACCACTGAAGGAAATTTTGTACCAGTTTGGAAGGCGGAATAGGTATGAGCAGAGCTGTTGTTTGTGATATTTGTAAGAAAGAAATAGAAGTACGTTGGGGCATATTTGCTCATGACACGTTAACTAGGCATAGAAAGGCGGCACATAATGGATAGAGGGACTCAGGTTAGAGTTGATTTATCTTTTACCAGAAACCTTGGAAATTTTGAAAGCATTAAGATTGGCATTGGCGTAGACGATTTTGTCAGAGACGGCGAAAGCGTAGATGCGGCAACTGATCGTGTGTATAAATTTGTTGAAGATAAGCTAATTCAAAAGACACAAGAAGTGGAAGAGGAATTGCGTGGCAGTAAATAAGGAACCCTATATCCTTCTTTCTTTATACTCTAATTTATATGAGGGCATGTATAACACAAAGCCAACAATAAATAGATATAAAGAAAAGTGGGCTATGCAAGATGTTTTAGATAGCATAGGGTTTGAGCGTTCTAAGAATGTACTAGAGTATTATTTTAAGACTGGTAAGAATAGGCATCCGCTTAATTTTTTCTACAATAACTTTGAAAGAATAGAAGACATGATGATGCAGATTAAAGAAGATAAAGCTAACAGAAGCCGTCTGTTGCAGGAAACAAAAAAGATGATTGAGGGTAACGAATGAATACGGAAGCCGAGCTAATCTCAGCGGTATGCAAGAATAAAGACATCAGCACTATACTTGCAGATAACTCAGACGACCTATTTGTTTCTCATAAAGACATTTGGGAAGGCCTTAAGTCATATTACTATAAGTTTAGAGCAGTCCCAGAAGTAACAATTCTTCAGGATAAGTTTAAAGATTTTGAGCCAGTTGAAACTAAAGGTGAGACGGGATACTACTTAGACAAGCTTAAAAATGAATTTGTTGGGAACAAACTTAAGGGTATTCTTTTGCAGGCAGGCTCATCTTTAAAAGACGATGCTCCATCAAGAGTACTTGGCACAATGCAGTCTCAGTTGGCAAACTTAAGTCGATATACAAATAATGTTAAAGACTTAGACATTACGGATTTAGATTCAGCAGAAAGACACTATGAGTCAGTAAGAACTCGATCATTAGCAATGGGAGGAAGCCCAGGAATCCTAACAGGCTTTGAGGCTATTGATAAGGCGTACCCAACTGGAATGGCTCCAGGACATCTAATCGTCGCTATAGGTTGGCCTGGACGTGGTAAGACATGGTTCACGTCATACCTAGCATGCAAGGCATGGGAGCAAGGATTCAAGCCAATGATTGTATCGCTTGAGATGGCCCCAGAAAATATGCGAGATAGAATTTATACAATGCTAGGTTCTGGATTGTTTAGAGCAAGCGATCTTTCAAAAGGTGATATTAATATTGATGATTTTAAAACATGGGGTAAGAAGAAGACTGAAGGAAAGAATAGTTTTATTCTTGTTTCTAATGAGGGTGCTGGAGAAGTAACACCAGCAACTATTCAAGGTAAGATTGATCAGCATAAACCAGATCTTGTAATTCTCGACTATCATCAATTGTTTAATGATAACAAGCGAAGCAATTCTGAAGTTGAGCGAAATAGAAATATCTCAAGAGACTTTAAGCTGCTTGCAGTTACAAACGGAATCCCAATCATTGATATTACTGCAGCAACTGCAGATGATATTTCAGATCAAAAAGAGCCACCAATGATGAGTCAAGTTGCATGGTCAAAGGCTATTGAGTATGATGCTGACATGGCTATTGCTATTCACAAGCATGCTAATACAGATTTGATTGAGGTTGTATCTAGAAAAAACAGGCATGGACATGACTTTAGATTTTTCCTTGACTGGGATATAAATAGAGGAGTTATCACTCCAATCTATGAAGACCTTCCAGAGTTGAGCAAGTGACACATCAAAATATTAAAAGGTTTCAAATACAAGTTGAGTTTCTAGATGATTCTAATATGATTAGGATTAAAAAGCAGTACGAAGATCTACTAACTGGTCAGATGAAAGACTCTGGTTATGCCAGGGTGCTTGACATAGACCCAGCTTTTTCGGTAGAATTTGACGGACAAACTTGGAAGTTCTTAATGACTATCCACGGAATCTATGTAGGAAAGAAGAAGGCATGGCAATTAGAGGGTATAACTCAAGGCAAGTTGATAGCTCGGAATACACCCCCGCCCATATTAAATCAATAATCCAAAGCCTTGGAATTGATATGGTTGGTGAGACGTCTAACGATTATCTATCATATTGTCCATTCCATTCAAATAGACATACTTCAAGTTTTAGTATTAGTAAAACAAAAGGTGCATACATTTGCTTCAACCCTTCTTGCGGAGAAGCAGGAACTCTAAGTGATCTAGTTAAAAGAATTTTAAATAAAAATGAGTTTCAGTCTTTAAGGTTTATTGAATCAAAGCAGTCCGAAGCATTAGAAAACTTTGATGAATCTCTTAAAGACATGCTTGAAGATAAGCCAGACTTCGTAGAGTTTTCAGAAGAAACATTAAAGAGTTTATACAATGGGCTGGTCAAAAGCGATAAGGCAAAAGAATATTTAAAATCACGTGGAATTAACTTAGAGTCAATGGAACACTTCTCTTTAGGATATTCTGAAAATATGGATATGATAACTGTTCCAGTGCATAGTCCAGATGGAATTGCAGTAGGAGTTGTTGGCAGATCTATATCTGATAAAAGATTTAAGAATAGCAAGGATCTTCCAAGAAGCAAAACAATGTTTAATATTCATCGTGCCAAAAAGATTGGCGACAGAGTTATAGTCGTAGAGTCCAGCTTTGATGCAATCCGTGTGCATCAGGCTGGGTTCCCTAATGTTGTGGCAACCCTTGGAGGTCATATATCTGGAGACAACCTAGGTCTTTTAAATAGATATTTCAATACAGTTATAATCATGACTGATGCAGACAAGGCTGGCAGAGACTTAGGCTCAGCAATTGCTTATAAATTAAGCAATAAGAACATCTTGTGGGCATCGCATTCTTATGGTAGAATATATCCAGAGGGTGTAAAAGATGCAGGTGATATGTCTGATGAGGATATTAAAGCTTGTATAACAAATGCCATATCTAATTTTGAATATAGAACTTAAAAATACGTGGTTACAAACGGATATATACCGTTACATACATAAGGAGAAAAAATGGGAATAGTAAAAGGATTGTCAGGAATGACAAAAGCAATGGACAAGGTTACATACACTAGTTCAGAAGATAGCAAAGCAAAGTGGTTAAAGATTGAAGATGGGGAAGCCGTAAAGATTCGTTTTTTGCAGGAGCTTGATCCAGACTCACCACACTATAATGAAAAAGCAGGTTGCGGATTTTTTGCAATTGAGCATACAAACCCTAAAGATTATCGACGTAAAGCACTAGACACAATGGAAGACGAAGGCCGTGACTGGGCTCAAGAGCAGCACCGAAAAGATCCTAAAGCTGGGTGGGGTGCAAGAAAGCGTCTATACGTTAACGTATTGGTTGATGATGGAAAGAATGAGCCTTATGTAGCAATTCTTTCTCAAGGCGTAAGCGGTAAAACCATTACACCAACACTAATTGAATATGCAAATGAAATGGGCAGTATCACCAACTTGGTTTGGCGTGTAAAGCGAAGTGGTCTTAAGACAGATACAAGCTATACAATCATCCCTTTAGCTAAAGATGAAAAACCGTTTGATTTCTCTGCAGTAGAGCTTTTTGATTTAGAGAAGACAGCAGTTAGAAATGTACCATACGCAGAGCAGGAAGCTTTTTACACTGGAGAGTCATCTCCAGAAGAAAGAGAATCTTCTTCAACAAGCAGCAGCGTAGACTGGTAATATTAAATAGTGGAGGCGGTATTGACCGCCTCCACATTATTTAGTAAAATAGCATAATGAGAACATACGATATACCAGATCCATTTGAGACTTTTGTTTTTAATAAATATAAGAATTATGTCGGAGCAGTATATGATTTCTTTGCTAGAGAATGGCATATGAAATGCGGATGTTGCAAAGAAGATTTATACGCACCAACAAAAAAGATATTAACTAAAATTAGGTTATATCATACTAGAAATGAATGTACAGGCGGATACTAATGAGTTTTACACATTTACACGTTCACTCTTATTACTCGCTTATGGATGGGCTAAACTCTCCAGAAGAATTGTGTCAGGCAGCTTTAGATGCTGGACAGACAGCAATTGCTATAACAGACCACGGCACATTGTCTTCTCATCGTGATATGCAGATTGCAGCAAAGAAGCTAGGGGTAAAGCCTATTCTTGGAGTCGAAGCTTATATATCTCCAACAGATAGATTTGATAGATCTTCTAAGACAGATAAATCAATTCAGGCGTATAATCATATTATTATTTTAGCTAAGAATAAAAAGGGTCTAGAGAATATCAATACCCTACAAGAACTTGCGTGGACAGAAGGCTTTTATCATAAGCCACGTATTGATAGGGAGGTGCTTAAGGAATATGCGGAAGGTATTATTGTACTCTCTGGATGCCTTAATGGGCTTATCTCTAAGGCTATCGAGAAAGGCGAGTTCTCTGAAGCTAAGATGGTTCTCAAAGATTTTCAGAAAACTTTCGGTAAAGATTTTTATGTTGAGGTTCAATCTCACAATCCAGAAGAAATAAACTCAAAGCTTTTAGAGCTTGCAGATGAATTAAAAATTAAAGCGGTGGCAACAGGAGATGCCCACTTTGCTAAAAAAGAAGATAGAGTATTAGAAGAGGCAATGCTTATTCTATCAACATCCCCTAAGTCAGACAAAGATGCAGACTTTGAAATGTCTAGAAAAATGCCAGATATGATGGATAGATTTAATTACTTATATCCAGACCGCAGAATATCATTTCAAGATTATAATCTATTTATTCAAAGCAGGTCTGAAATTGAGGCGGACTTTAATAAAGCAGGTATTAGTCGTACAGATATATATGATAATACAATGGAAATTGCTAATAAGATTGAAGAATATGACTTCCATAAAGGATTAGATCTGCTACCTATCCCAAAGACCAATGCTGACAAGAAACTGTCTGATATGGCCTTAGAAGGCCTTAAAAGACTATCTCTGGACAAAGATCAGGTCTACTTGGATAGAATTGCAGAAGAGTTATCTATAATTAAAGATAAGGCATTTGCCTCATATTTCCTAGTTGTAGCCGATATGATTACATGGGCAAAATCAAACAACATTATGGTTGGTCCAGGACGTGGTTCTGCAGCTGGCTCATTGGTTTGCTACGCTCTTGGTATTACAGATGTAGATCCAATTAAGTATGACCTACTTTTCTTCCGATTTATTAACCCTGAGCGTAATGACTTTCCAGATATTGATACCGACTTTGAAGACCGTCGCCGTAAAGAAGTTAAAGATTATTTAAAGAAGAAGTTTAAGCACGTTGCTTCTATTTCCACATACACCTACTTTAAAGACAAGGGTGTAATTAGAGATGCTGCCCGTGTGTTTATGGTGCCCCTATCTGATGTTAATCGTGCAATGAAATCAATTGACACCTTCGAAGACTTTATGGATTCTCCTAATACAAAAGAATTTAGAGCAAAGTATCCAGAGGTAACTTGGCTTGCAGAAAGACTTCGTGGAAAGATTCGAAGTGTTGGAGTTCATGCTGCTGGTGTTGTGGTTGCAAAAGATGATTTAAGAAAGTATGCACCAATAGAGTCCAGAGCTGATGCTAATGATGAAGTGTCTGGAAGAATTCCAGTCGTGGCATACGATATGGATACGGTTGCAGATATAGGTCTTATTAAGCTAGATGCCCTAGGTCTTAAGACTTTATCTGTGATCTCTGATACATTAAAGTCAATTAAAGATAGATACAATAAAGATATAAATCTTTACGATATTGCTTTAGATGATGAGAATGTATACAAGATTTTTAATGATGGTTACACAAAGGGTATCTTCCAAGCTGAAGCAACTCCATACACTAACCTACTTATAAAAATGCGTGTAGATAAGTTTGAAGACTTGGCTGCATCAAATGCCTTGGTTAGACCAGGAGCTATGAATACAGTTGGAGCATCTTATATTAAGCGCAAGCACGGTAATGAAGCAGTTAATTATATCCATCCAATTATGAAACCTTTTACAGAAAATACATACGGGGTGATTATATATCAAGAGCAGGTTATGCAAGCATGCGTACACCTAGGAGGAATGACTTGGTCAGAGGCTGACAAGGTTAGAAAGGTTATTGGTAAAAAGCAAGATGCAAAAGAACTCAGTCCATTCAAAGATAAATTTATTCAGGGCGCTAAAAAGCATATCAGCGCAGAAGAAGCCGACAATCTCTGGAAAACATTCGAAGCTCACGCTGGATACTCATTCAATCGTAGTCACGCTGTCGCTTATTCTATGCTTTCTTATTATACCGCTTGGCTTAAGTGCTATTATCCTTTGGAATTTTTATTCTCGATCCTCAAAAACGAAGGCGACAAAGACGCCAGAACAGGTTATTTGATTGAAGCAAAAAGACTTGGGATTAAAGTAAAGCTTCCCCATGTAAATGAATCTGATGTAAACTTCTCGTTGCAAAAAGATTCAATTAGATTTGGATTGGCAGAGATTAAATTTATTTCAGACAGTATTGCAAATAAAATTATTGAAAAGAGACCCTATGAAAACTATAAAGACTTTGTTGATAAAGCATCCCAAAAGGGCAGTGGCATTAATTCTAGGGCCATCTCTTCTCTTAACGCTATTGGCGGTGCTGCTTTTGATGATAACCCTAGAAGCGGTAAAGAAGCCGAGTCTTATTACGAATTTTTAGGTATACCATCATTTAATCTATCTAACCTAGATCCAAAAATTAAAGCTCAAGCAAGACCAATTGATGAATTTGAAGAGCTCGGATCATTTGTTATGTTCGGAATGGCTAAGGCAATAAAGCGTGGATCTGGCTGGTCAAGAATCGAACTTGTTGACGAAAGCGGATCGGTTGGTTTGTTTGATATAGAACAAACAAAAATAGAAACAAACAAAATGTATTTTGTTCTTGTTGGTGACAATAGAATATCTAGATATGTAGAGGTTGATTTAATTAATAAAGACTCTGAAGATGCTTTTGTTAAATACCTGTATGCACAGTCTTATCCTATTGACGAAAATCAAAGGTTTGTGATAAGCTATACACCATACAAAACAAAAGCTGGCAAGACTATGGCACACCTGGTTCTGTCAGATAAAGATAAGAATCTAAATAGAGCAATTGTATTCTCAAGCATGTACCCATTATCGTTGGCAAAAATGCGAGAAGGAATGATATGCGAACCAGTTCTAAAAACTTTAGAAGATGGAACACTTATGGTTAAGGAAGTAAAATGACAGATAGCACAGAAGATATTTTTAAGACAATGAATGCATCTAGGGTGTTAGTTGCAATCCTAAATAAAATTGGATCAATTGAAATTTCTACAGAAGACTTTATTAATTCTAACAATGAGGACACTCAGCTTTCAGTTTCCTACAATGATGAGTCGTTGTCATTTGAGTTTAAGCTAGAGCCTAAAACTTCAGAGTCCGATGAAGAACTGGCTAACAATTAATTATTATGGACATGCAACTAGACGATATCTTAGCAAAACTAGACCCAAAGACTAGAGCAAGGGTTCAATCAGCTGTCGACATTCAGATAGACAGACAGCCTACCCCAAGTATCGGACTAAACTTTGCATTAAATGGAGGTTTTGCTTACGGTAGACAGATACTTGTATGGGGAAATAAGTCCGCAGGAAAGTCTTCGTTTTGTTTGCAGATGATTGCCTTAGCGCAAAAAGAAGGCAAGACATGTGCTTGGATCGACGCAGAGCATTCCTATGACCCAGAGTGGGCTGAAAAGCTAGGAGTAAACTCTAAGGAGCTAATCTATTCACCAGCAAAAACAGTTAACGATATGGTTGATGTTGCAACAAAACTTATGGAGGCGGGTGTAGATCTAATTGTAGTTGATTCCATATCTGCACTTCTTCCAGCTATTTACTTCGAAAAAGATGGAAATGAAATGAAAGATTTGCAAGATACAAAGCAAATCGGCGCAGAAGCAAAGGATATGACCCACGCAGTCAAGATGTTAAACTATGCAAACAAAAACACACTACTTGTTCTCATCTCACAGCAACGAAATCAATTTGGATCTATGCATGCTAGTCACATCCCCACAGGTGGCATGGCAGTTAAGTTCTTCTCTTCCACGGTCATTAAGCTATGGTCTTCGGAAGCTGAAGCTAATGCTATCAAGGCTGGCATTAAAGTTGGCGACAAGATTATTGAACAAAGGGTTGGAAGGCCAGTTAACTGGATTGTTGATTACAACAAAGTCGGCCCCCCAAATCTATCAGGACAGTACGACTTTTACTACCAAGGGGAAGCTCTTGGTATAGATTATGTTGGAGAAACATTAGACGTTGCGGAAATGTGCGGCGTTGTTGAAAAAGGCGGAGCTTGGTATACTATTAATAAAGAAAGGCTTCAGGGTCGTGCAAAAGCAGTTCAGTATCTTCGTGATAATAAAGAAGTGCTTGAAGATCTAAAAAGGGAGATAGATGCCAAAAATTAATGAGTTTTTTACTTCTAAGCCAGAAGACATACAGGATAGCCGAGTTGAAAAAATAGATCAAGAAAGGCCGTGCAGTAAATGCGATCTGTCTTCTCCATTCTATAATTTTAATCAAGTAACTTTAGAGATGTATTGGAAGTGTCCTGATGGTCATGAGACAAGGTACAAACTAAACTGATGTCGGAAAGAGCAGAAGTAAAAAGAGATGGCGCTAAGGCACAAAAAAATAGTGGCCGTGGCGAATATCAAAAGGGTGATGCTAAATGGAGAAACTTCGTAGTAGACTACAAAGAATCTAAAGCCTCATTTAATTTGAATAAAGATGTATGGGCTAAAATCTGTACAGATACTTTTAAGGTTAGCAGGGATATGCATCCAGCCCTTAAAATTATTATCGGTGGGGATTCCAAGGTCCGTCTTGGAATCATAGAGTGGTCAGTTCTAGAAGAACTTATCACATTTTGGGAGGAAAATAAAAATGGCTAATCCAATTATTACAATTGTAGGAAGAGTTGGTAGTGAACCAGAAACTGTAGGATCAAATGGTCTTCGTTTTAGGGTAGCAACTAATGATCGTGTTAAGAATGATACTACTGGAGAGTGGGAAGATAAGAACACATCTTGGTGGACAGTCAAAGCTTGGCGTACACTTGCAGAGCAATCAAAGTCTGTAATTAAAAAGGGCATGGAAGTTATTATTGTAGGAAAGATATATGAAGAAAACTGGACAGATAAAGATGGAGTTAAGCGAGCCTCTTATGAGATTAATGCTGATTCAATTTCTGTAACCGCATATACTTTATCTAAGGATAAGGCGCCTAACAATGATCAGTTCCCATCATATAAAACTTATGCAGAGGTTCCTTTTTAATGGTATTATTTACCTATGGAATAATGATCGGCTTCGTACTTGGGTACGGAGTCGGTCTTCTGATGGATAGATGGGACAAGAAGATTAAAAATGACAGAGGATAAAAATACACTAGAGTTGATTAACTCTATTACTGAGTTTAACGACCTTCATGAATATATGAACGATGCTCAATTAGATAGAGCATTGGCTGTTATAGTTAAATTGTTGTTGAACCCAGATGTACCTGCTGCCAAAGCGCCTCAGCTTATTATAGAGCTTCAGGCGATGTCCACTAAGTTTGCTATGATGGCATCCTACTATTCAACAATAGCAAAAGATAAAGCTGGAACAGCAAACAATAACAAGAAAAATATATATTACTCAGCAAAGGAGTCCATAGACAAACTTGTAGATGCACTTAAGTATGTCGTTAGGTATAATTTATAATGGGCAGAAATATAGTAAAAAATCTAAAGTTTAAAAAACATACTGGTAAGTTCTTTGACCCAGAATTATTTGCTGAGATGCTTGATGAGTCTTATAAGAATACTAAAAGAGCTGATGGAGACATGACTAAGAAATCATTTAGTCCGAGCTCCCTTGGTTATGGGCATGGAACATGTCCTAGGTACTGGTACATGGCATTTTCTGGAGCAATGTTCATTGATAATAACGATGCAGTTGCTGTTGCCAACATGGCCCAGGGAACTCAGGCTCATGAAAGACTTCAAAACTTAATTAAAACAATGCCTCAATGGAAAGCGGAAGAAGAAGAGATCATTAATGAATATCCTCCTATCCGTGGCTTTATTGACTTAATTATGGAGTATGATGGTGAAACAGTAATCGGAGAAATTAAAACTGCTAAGCAAGAGGTTTGGGATGCAAGGCAGGCGGAGATGAGCCCATCTGCAAATCATATGCTACAGCTTTTGACATACATGAAACTCAAAGATGCAAAAGAAGGCTTCTTCCTTTATGAGAATAAAAATACACAAGAGGTACTGATTATCCCAGTAGTTATGAATGAAAAGAATAAGCAAATAATTGAGGATGCTTTCCTTTGGATGCGTGAGGTTTGGGACAATTTTAAGGATGGCGATTTACCAATGAAGCCTGAAGGTGCTACAAAAACAAAGATGCCGTGCACCTATTGCCCAATTAAAAAGCAATGCTATTCAAAAGATACCCCTACTGGCACAGTACAAATAGAAAGATTTAAGGTACCTACGCTGTGATATGCGCTAATTCAGATTGTTTAAATGATAAAGAGTTTACTCCAAAAACTCATAATCAAAAGTATTGCTCTGACGAATGCTGCAGAGTGGCTACAAATAAAAAAATCATGGAAAAGTATTATGAAAAAAAAGCTATTCGATCTGGACAAAAAAGACACTGTAAGAAGTGCAACTCTAGTCTAAGTAGATATAATACCTCAACAGTTTGTGCAAAGTGTGATAAGAGTATCTCTACTTCAGATAAAGAAAAAGTTTTGAGGATGCTAAATGACTCTGGCCAAATTAGCTAAAACAAAAGCAAGTAGGGTGCTTGGAATTGATGCATCTACTTCATCTGTTGCATTCTGCTTAATTGAAGATAACAGGCCAGTAAAATGGGGCAAGATCAATATAGTTGGAAATGATATATATGAAAAAATCTATGATGCCAAAGTAAAGACTGCACTAATGCTGGATGAACTAAAATCAGATTATATAGCAGTTGAAGGAGCAATACTTGTCAGATCACCTGATGCTGTGATAAAATTGTCTTATGTGTATGGTGTTGTTATTGCTGAACTTATGTCTACTGGCGCTTCCGTTATTACTATATCCCCTAGTGCTTGGCAGGCTCATATTGGAAATAAGAATCCAACAAAAGATGAGAAGGAAGCAATAAGATTATTGAATCCAGGATATGCTGATTCATGGTATAAGAATAAGTTACGTAATATGAGAAAGCAAAGAACTGCTGATTACTTTAATAAGAAGTATGGATTAAGTGTAGTTGATTTTGATGTGGCAGATAGTTTTGGTATTGCCCATTACGCAAATGAAGTGTTGACAAAGAGGTGAAATTGTACAAGAATAAAGACTGGTTGCATAGAAGATATGTTATACAGAGAAAAAGTATGGAAGAAATTGCTAGCGAATGTGGCGTAACAGTTATGACCATATATAGAGCTCTAAAAGAAAAAGGTTTAATTAAATGAAGCTAACCCCAGTTTTTGAAGATTCAAAAGAGTTTAGGTATGATGATCTTTATATGCTTACAGTTGGCACTGAAGCAGGACATGAAATTTTAAATACTTGCCTTGAAATTGCTCACATGCTTATTAAAAAGAATATTTCCTATGGGAACTCCGCATTGGACCCAGTTCGTATATTTTCAAAGGCGGGGCCAAAAGAGCAGCTATACGTTAGAATTGATGATAAACTAAATAGATTAATTAAGGGTGAAGAATATCCAGGAGATAATGATATCGACGACCTTATTGGGTACCTTATATTATTAAAGGTTGCTAAGGAATTTGCTATTTCAGTCGACTAGAAGTATAATAAAGTCATATGGAAATTGAATTAGCTGATCATTTTGATCGCATGAACAAAGTAGTTGAAGAGCTACTTAGAGGAAACAACCCCACCCAGATTGCTACCCTAACAGGCCTTAAGAGGGCAGATGTTATTGGGTTGATAGATGAGTGGAAGAACGTCGTACATAACGACACATCAGCTCGTGAACGTGCTAAGGAGGCTATCTCTGGCGCAGACCAACACTATGCAATGCTTATTAAAGAAGCTTGGAAGACAGTTGAAGATGCAGATCAGGCTGGACAGCTCAGTGTTAAATCTGGAGCGCTAAAGCTAATTGCTGACATTGAAGGAAAAAGAATTGGAATGCTTCAAGAAGTTGGACTGCTTGATAACGCAGAACTTGCGGGACAGATTGCAGAGTCAGAAAGAAAACAAGAAGTATTAGTAAGAATATTAAAAGAAGTAACAGCATCATGCCCCAAGTGTAAGATGGAAGTTGCTAAACGTTTGTCTCAAATTACTGGAATTGTTGAGCCCATAGAGATTATCGAGGAAGTCAGTGGAGTTTGATTTTAATGACCTCATTGATATCTTAGATGGCGAAGAGTTTGATGAAAGACCAGTAGATCTTAAAACTTTTGTAACAGATAAGAATTACTTAGGATTACCAAGCTTATCTGATCATCAGTATACTCTTATAGAAAAATCATCTCAGATATATAAAGAATCAACTTTAATTAAACTATTTGGTGAATTAGAAGGATCTGTAAGATATAAGCAGACAGCCAATGAAGTTGTTGCACAATTAGGTAAGGGCAGCGGTAAAGATTATTGCTCTACCATATCTGTAGCCTATATAGTATATTTACTATTATGCCTTAAGGACCCAGCATCTTATTATGGTAAGCCTCCTGGAGACTCAATCGATATAATTAACATTGCTATTAATGCTCAGCAAGCAAACAACGTTTTCTTTAAGGGCTTTAAAAATAGAGTCACACACTCCCCTTGGTTTGCTGGCAAGTACTTTGAAAAAGCTTCAGAAATTAAATTTGATAAGAACGTAACTGTGTACTCTGGTCACTCAGAAAGAGAAGCATTTGAAGGATACAACGTTCTTGTTGCGGTGCTAGATGAAATCTCTGGCTTTGCTTTAGACAGCACAAGCGGTCACGATCAAGCAAAAACAGCAAGCGGCATCTATGATATGTACAGGGCTTCTGTAGATTCTCGTTTCCCAGATTACGGCAAAGTAATCCTTCTATCCTTTCCAAGATTTAAGAATGATTATATCCAGCAAAGATATGAAGATATTATATCTGAAAAAGAAATTATATCTAGGTCACATAAGTTTAAGCTAGATCCAGAACTACCAGACCATACCGTTGGAAATGAATTTGAAATTTTCTGGGATGAGGATCAAATCATTTCCTACAAGTATCCTAGAGTTTATGCTATCCGCAGACCAACCTGGGAAGTTAACCCCACAAGAAGCATTGAGGATTTTAAAATTGCATTCTATAGAGACGTAACAGATGCACTAGGAAGATTTGCTTGCATGCCACCAGAAGCAATTGATGCCTTCTTTAAATCTCGTGAAAAAATTGAGATGGCATTTAATGATCTCTCAATAGCCGTAGATGGGTTTGGAAGATTTGAAGAGTGGTTTCAGCCAGAAGAAGATAAAGAATACTTTATCCATGTTGACTTAGCCCAAAAGCATGACCACTGTGCTGTGTCTATGGCCCATATTGAAAAGTTTGTTAGCGTAAAGGTTACTGATACCTATTCTCAGCCAGCACCAATAGTTAAAGTAGATGCAGTAATGTATTGGACGCCGACTTCAGATAAGTCAGTAGACTTTGGTGAAGTAAGAGATTACATTTTGTCTTTAAGGTCAAGAGGGTTTAACATTAGAATATGCACCTTTGACCGATGGAACTCTCACGATATGATGCAGCAGCTAAAGCAATACGGCATTAATACGGAAACTTTATCTGTAGCTAAAAAGCATTACGACGATATGGCGATGGTTGTATTAGAAGAAAGATTAAACGGACCACACATACCACTTCTTGTAGATGAACTGCTAGAGCTAAGAATTATGCGTGATAAGGTTGACCACCCTAGAAAAGGTTCAAAGGACTTAGCTGACGCAGTTTGTGGATCTATTTATAATGCAATTAGTTTGACTAGAGCGGCATTCGGAGATATAGAGGTGCACGATTATTCATCTGTCAAAAAACAATATAGAGAATCTTTAGTCGTAGATAGCCCTAATCTAATTAGAGCACCTTCTCCAATGCCAAGAGATCTTTCTGATGCACTAAGTGGAATGGAAATAGTATGAGCATATATCAAGAAAAAGCTAAAGAGTGTAAGTGTTGCAGTAAGCACGTACCTCTTCCAACAAGGCTAAAAGAATATGGTGGAGTTCTAGTCTGCCCAACAACGTTTGACAACATCCATGAATATAAAAGAGTATGGTCTGATATAGGTCACAGGCCACCAGGAAGTATTAGAAAGCACTTTTCAGAGTATGTTCAGCAAATAGTTGAGCAATCTATTGACAAAACTGATAGTAAAATACTATAATTCAACTAGGCAACAGTAGCTTAGTTGGTTAAAGCCCCGAACTCATAATTCGGTAATCGTAGGTTCAAGTCCTACCTGTTGCACAAGGGGGAAATATGTTCGATGAGTTTGATGATGAAGAAGAAATAATGGATAAAATTCAACATTATTTAGATATAGGTGCAATAAGAATTGCTGGATTTACCTCAGACGGGGAAGCAATTTTTGAGTTGAATGAAGAAAGAACACGGGAATTAGCTCCAGATCTATGGGAAGCTCACGAGCAATACATAGATGCAGAGCTGCTTGACTTAATGGATAATGATTTAATGCAGGTAGAATATGATGAAAATCTAAATGCTACATTTAATTTTACGCTAGAGGGATACGAAATTGCTAAAAGAAAAGGAATCGTTCCGTTAGATAACATTGAAGACTTTGATATTTAATATACCTCTGTAGCTCAGAGGAAGAGCAACAGACTTCTAATCTGTTGGCCGCTGGTTCGAATCCAGCCAGGGGTGCTTGAAATGTTCCTATAGCTCAGTTGGTAGAACAGCAGACTTTTAATCTGCGGGTCGATGGTTCGAAACCATCTGGGGACACAATGGGGGTTAGCTCAGTCGGCAGAGCGGGAAGCTGTTAACTTCTAGGCCATAGGTTCGAGTCCTATACCCCCAGCGGATGAATATCCAACTTATATAAGGAGAATAAATGAAAACTGTAGGAGATAAGATAGGTAACTTTGCTGTTACTGGAGTTAAACCTGGGGCATTGTCATATGATGATTCCTCATTTGAAGTAATTACACAAGATTCTTTTCCAGGCAAATGGAAAATTATTGCGTTTTATCCAAAAGACTTTACTTTTGTATGCCCAACCGAAATTGTTGCGTATGATGCATTAGTAAATGATTTTAATGACAGAGACACTGTTTTGTTAACTGGATCTGTAGATAATGAATTCTGTAAGGTCGCATGGCGAAATGCTCATGAAGATTTAAAGAAGACAAACTCATGGTCATTTGCAGACACATCACATGCACTAGCAAACGATCTCGGTGTGCACCATCCATCTGGCGTAACATATCGTGCAACATTTATTATCGATCCAGATAATGTTATCCAGCATGTCACATGCAATAACCTAGATGTTGGACGTAATGCAGATGAAGCTTTACGTGTTTTGGATGCACTACAAACTGGTGAGCTATGTGCTTGCAACAGACCACTCGGAGGAGAAACTCTATAATGACATGGGTAGAACAGCTTAAAGAATCAATTCCAGATTATGCAAAAGATATAAAGTTAAATCTGGATGCCGTTATTAATAGGTCTACTATTGATCCTGATGATGCAACATATATTGCAATCGCAGCAGCTTTTGCTACAGGGAACGCAAAACTACTTTCTTTTATTGTAGCAAGCGCAACAAATGAAGTTGAAAAAAATGCTGCTCTTTCTGCTGGATCTATCATGGCTCAAAACAATGTGTGGTATCCCTTTATAGAGATGGCAGACGATGCTAATCTTAAAGGGCTGCCAGCACAATTGAGAATGAATGCCATTTCATCTCACGGTGGAACCACAAAGGCTAAGTTCGAAGCATACTCACTGGCTTCTTCCATAATTGGAAAGTGTCATTTTTGTGTTAAAGCACATTATGAAACATTGAAGCAAGAGGGGTACAGTGTTGAGCAATTGCGTGATATCGGAAGAATTGCAGCAACCATCAATGCTTTGTCAAAAATATTGTCTGCTTAAAAGGGGACAGTGTGGGGAAATATAGAAAACTATTAGACGGAACTTCTGCTAAAGAATATGATTACCCTATAACTGTTACAATATATACCAAGTGTCCTAACAAATGGAAATTGATAGACATGGAGACTGGCCAAGAATATCTAGCAACCAGGGATATAGAAAATCCTAATCTAGATATTTTAACAGCAATAAAAAATGGCCTATCTCCATCTATCAATATTCATTATGGATCATGGATAAAGTTTAATAAAAGACATGAGTTGAAGGAGGATGAATGAGAAAAGATACAAACACTAGATCAGTATGCTTTGATGACATACTTCTTGTACCTCAAAAGTCTAACATAATAACAAGAGGTGCTATAAAATTAGATACTGTAATTGGAAATCCAATTAGACCAGAAGCTTTTATTAATTTAAAAGCCCCTATAATTATGGCTCCTATGGATTTTATTACAAGTAACTCTATGATAGAAAAGGTCACATCATTTGGCGGAATGGCAATCCTGCCAAGGTACGCTAACTTTGAAGAAAGAATTAATAGGCTAAAGACAATCCCTGCAAATGTCGATAAAAATTTAATTGGCTTTGCCATATCTATTGAAGAGTCTAGGGATGCAAGATGCATTAAAGACTTAAAGGATCTTGGAGTAACAGTATTGCTTTTGGAGGTTGCGTTTGGGCATTTACAAATTGTTGTTGACGCAGTAAGAGAGCTTAGAAGCACAGTAGATTCTGATGTGCACATTATGGTTGGAAATGTTTCTTCCTATGAGGCTTATAAAAGCTTAATGGATGCTGGTGCAGATTCAGTAAGAGTCGGCATAGGCGGTGGTGCAGCATGCACAACTAGAGTTGTTACAGGATTCGGGGTCCCAGTCCTTGCATCTGTTATGGATGTTTATGATGGAATTGATATAAAAAATGTAAATGGAATAATATCTGATGGAGGTATTAAGAACAACGGAGATGTTGCAAAAGCTCTGGCTGCTGGTGCTTCTGCTGTAATGATGGGATCCTTTTTCTCTGGTCATGATGAATGTGATACTGACAAAGACGGTAGGCATGTATTTAGAGGTTCTGCTTCAATGGAGGTTCAAAGAGATAATAACCCAGACATAGTTAAAGATTTAAAAAATGTATATGTTGAAGGAGTTTCAGGCTTTGTTAGCCCAAAAGGCCCAGTAGAGTACTCTTTGAATATGCTTTTGAACAACTTAAAGAGCGCTTTATCTTACTCTGGATCAGAAAACCTATTAGACTTTAGACAAAATTCTACCTACATTGAGGTTTCATCAATGTCTAGCTTAGAGTCTGGTCATAGATGATTAGCAAAATAGATGAGCCATTTAACTATAAGTTTCACGGGAAGTTCGACGTATCAAAAATATCAGATCACATATTGCAATATTCCGATGAGTGGTTTGTAGACAAAGAAAGACAAATGTCATACGAAGTGCATAAAGAAACCAACTCTATATTTATTTATGACCATACAACTAACTGGTTCCTCGGCAATAAATATGCTTTAAAAATAAATGATAGTCAGTCAGTTATGATTGATCTTGTTTCTCCAATTGTTAAAAGTCTTGAGTTAATTCATGATGGTAGGGTTGGCAAATGTCTTTTTATTAAGCTTCCTGGAAATAAAAATGTTGGAGAGCATACGGATAAAATGGACTATTTGGGGGCAGTTAGAAGGCACCACATTCCAATAACAACAAATGAAGATGTACTTTTCTTTGTTAATAAAGAAAGCAAAAACATGAAGGTGGGAGAATGTTGGGAAATAAATAACAGCCTCCTGCATAGCGTAGAAAACAATGGAAGCACAGAGCGAATTCATCTTTTGCTAGATATATTGCCTAACAAGTTTATTAAATGATCTATTCAGCAAAGCATAACTTTTTGCTATTAAAAAATTATAAAGTTGGTAGCACATCCCTAGAGGTTGAGCTATCACAAGTTTTAGATGATTCTGCAATTGTTACACCAATTTATCCAGAAAATTTATTGCATAAGCCAAGGAACTTTAATAACTTTCATAATCATATCACTTACATTGAGCTTGAGGGTCTGTTGGGCAAGGAGGTTCTTGATAAAGCGGAGTCCGTTGTTTTTGTAAGAAACCCATTCGATGTAGTTTTATCTCATATGTATATGTCATTTTCTTGGAGCGGTATAGATAGTCCATCTGAATCAGATGTAGATAAATACTTTAGTAATAAGACTATACTAAATAAGATTACTAGCCACAAGTCAAGGAATATATATGCAAAAGATGACGTAGTGATGGCAAAAAATGTATATAAGTATGAGAATGGCCTAGATCAAATTAACAAGACATTAAATGATGTGGGCATAGACTCAATAGTAATTAATGCCAAAGAAAAAATGTACAAGCCTAAAGACATTAAGCCCGTAGATATTTTTAAACCAAGACATATTGAAGAGATATATAAAGACTGGTCTTGGGAAATAAATAAGTTTGACTATGCTCCCAGCCCTATGGTACTATAGTTTAGTGGAAAGGAACACCATGATTATACAAATAATTGGTCTACCAGGATCTGGCAAAACAGAACTTGCAAAGGCTTTGAAAGAAAGAATTAACGCTATTCATCTTAATGCAGACGAGGTTCGTGCTACAGTAAACTCCGACCTAGGGTTCACACCAGAAGATAGATTAGAGCAAGCAAGACGCATGGGCGAGATGGCCAGATTGATATCTAAACAAGGTGTTGCTCCAGTCATTGTTGATTTTGTTTGCCCAACAGAGCTTACACGTGCAGCATTCGGAAAGCCAGACATTCTTATTTTTATGGATACGATTGAAGAGGGCCGCTTTGAAGACACAAACAAAATGTTTGAGCGACCAACAGAATTTGATTCAACATTTGAAGATCATAGGCTATCTGCTGAACAAAAAGCAACTGTAATAATTAAATATTTTAATCTGCATGACTGGTCTGCACCAACAACTCTAATGCTTGGAAGATACCAGCCATGGCATGAGGGTCACCACGCTTTATACAAAGAGGCGGGCAAAAGAACAGATCAGGTTCTGCTTGGAGTCCGTAATACATACAACACAAGTGAAAAAGATCCGCTTAAGTTCGATCAGGTTAAAGAGTATATTGCTAAAGATGAATTTATGGATGGAGCATTAGTATTAAGACTACCCAACATTACTAACATTGTGTATGGTCGTGATGTAGGATACAAGATTGAACAAGTAGATTTGGGGGCAACGATTCATGCTATTTCAGCAACTGAAAAACGTAGGGAAATGGGTCTTTAAACAATTAGAAAATGCTGGAAAGGCAATGAACGAAGCAGAAGAAAGACTTTTTTCTGAGGATAAAGATGAACGTAAGTAAACAAAGATCAGCATTAAAAGCAATTACTTGGCGTATCATTGGTACAGCAGACACCTTTGTAATATCTTGGGCAATAACCAAAGAGCCAGTTACGGCTGGAGCAATCGCAAGTTTTGAGGTATTTACAAAAACAATTCTTTATTACTTCCATGAGCGTGGTTGGAATAAAATTAAATGGGGGAGAAAATAATGTTTGAATATTATGTAAAGAAAGTAAGTAAAGTTGTAGACGGAGATACAATTGATGTTGATATCGATCTTGGGTTTGATATATCGTTTAGCTCAAGAGTACGATTGGCTGGGATAGACACTCCAGAAAGCCGCACAGCAGACAAGATGGAGAAGGCACTAGGCCTTGAAGCAAAGGCTTACCTTAAG